ATGGGACACTCACCAACTCCCAGCGAGTTGTACAAAATCAGGGCCGCCCTGTCCGACATCTTTGTCGACACTGGGGTGGACTACCCCTACATCGCTGAGCAAATCAAAGGCTACGAGCCGGAACTGCTCAAAAACATCCTCTACTCGGAAGTCGCCGTCGTCTGCGCCGACAACCTGGAATGCGTACTTCCCCCGATCTGGACAGGCTTCGAACCCGACTGGTTGAACCGGGAAATCGAGCAAATGCTGCTCGCCAACAGGAACAGCAGGTTTCGCCGGCAACTTCATAAGCTACATACCGCCTGGCTGCGCTTCAGCTATCGGGACGTCTGGAAAGAACTGTCAGCCCACCTCAAACAATCGAGCTGATACAGCCCTCCGTGGCACCGGCCTGACCGCTCGCCACAGAGGCACGCGCCCTACGCCTTCAACTTAACGTTATCCAACGCCTGATTCACCGCCAACTCCCCCAACATCACCACCTGCGCAATGCCCAGCAGCGTCTTGCGGTGCGAGATATCCAGCAACGCGGCGAATTCGTTGAGCATGGTGGTGGCGGAACCCAGCGACTCACTGGCGTTGGCGAGCAGGGATTCAGTGTCGTAGGCCGGGTTGGCGAGGAACATCGGTTTGGCGGTGTTGACGCTGGCCATGATCTGGCTGGTTGGAGTGAGGTAGTGATCGAGAGCGCGTTCGGCGGCTTCGTGGAGTTTGCGGGAATCGAGGGATTCGTAGGGGGATGCGGGGTCGGTTTCTGGTGGGTTTGGGGTTGGTTTGATCATGGATGAAACTCCTAACACTTTTAGTGAAGGCTTCACTCTTTCGCTACCAAACGAAGGGTGGCGGCCATGAACAGGTTGGTAGACCGGGTGTTAGGAGCCGGCGCGCCCGAAGACGCCCTGTACATGACCACCATAGACCCCGATCGAAAGTACGATCGGTGATGGTGACGCTGTACATCTAACACTCGGGCTACCAAACCCGATCACTGGTTTTCAGTGACCCGAGAACGATAGAACCCACGGTCTAGACGCACAAGCCGGCGGATTCTGTCTTAGGTGTAGGGGGAGGCGCAAGGTGGTGTAGGGCCGAATCCGTGCTGACCACCACACTTTAAACAGACTGAATCTCAACCGTTTAAATTGAAGGCGCTGTACCAAGGCACGGGTCCAAGCAAGTCTGATAAAGTCGGCACCGGTTCATTCGTTGACAGGGAGTCAACCATGGCAAAGCCAGCCGCACGCATCACCGATCCCATCAGTTGCCCAATGCCCGGGCACGGCCCCAAAGCCATCGCCTCCGGTTCCCCCGACGTATTCTTCGACGGACTTGCAGCCGCCCGAAAAGGCGACGCCTGCACCTGTGGCAGCGCATTGGCATCAGCGGTTTCAGGGACAGTTTTCATAAACAGCAAAAACGCCGCGCTTGTCGATACGGTCGGCACTCATGGTGACATCATCATTGGCGGATCAGGTACGGTGATCATTGGTGATTCGCATACCCCTGCTCCCTTCATTCCACCTACCCCGATGGTCGTTCACGGCGACTGGATCGGGTTCAAAATTCCGGCTAACGAAAACTATGAAGGACTTTCCTGCGTCGCTCATTTTGAAGACGGCTCTAAAATGGAAGGCGTGTTTGACGCAAATAACACGGTGAAATTTTCAAATCCCACGGGCAAGGCCTGTACTGCGATTGATTACGGAACTGACGAGATCCAAAGCGGCCCGTCGATTCTGGAAACTATTCTCGGCAAAATTCAGAGATAAGGAGTATCTCATGACAGAACCAATGCTCATTACTGGTAGCTATGTCTTGAAGAGAGAGCACGATCTTCATAGCTCACCTTTAGAAATGGCAATCGCTGGAATGGAAGGCGCAGCAGCACGTTTTGCGACTGATGCTATTAAAGACGCTAATACTCGTCTGAAATATCAAGCCAAGATCAAGGAAATGTCTCGCCTGGTTGAGGCTGAGGTCATGGCAGGAAAGGTTTCAGCCAAAGACGGCGTTGCTTACTGCCAAGAAATGCGAAACAACATTATGAACGAGCACCGCAAGTTTACGTCTGCTCAGGGCGTCGCCGTTGCGGAATACATCAAGCTCAACGGCCCAACACTACAGACCACTTTAGACAAATACGCTCACACGCTATTCAAGAAAAAGTTTGACCTTTTGACCGATGCAGAAAAGTCTAAAGTCCATTATCTGATTCTGAAAAAGTCCGGCGTAGACAATGCCAAGGTTACTCGTGGCACGAAGATGATGAAAGTCACCGGTAAGGTCGCATGGATTGTAACCGCTGCCTTCGCTGCCTCTGAGATCTACAAAGCAGACAACAAGCCAAAAGAAGCCGGACGCCAAGGGATTATCCTGGGTGGAGGCGCCGCCGGTGGTGCGTTAGCCGGATTGAGTATTTCGATGCTGTGCGGACCCGCCGCCCCGGTCTGTGCAATCGCAGTTGTGGTTGCGGGAGGCGTCGCAGGCGGTATTCTTGGCGACGTAGTGGCGGATAGTCTGGATGAAGAACTGGAGGAGTTTTTGACATGGAACGTTCAATGACGGATGAGGAACTCGCTTACGTCTATTGGGCGCTATCTGACGCTTTTGTTGATACAGAAGTTGATTACGAAGCTATTGCGCGCCAAACCGAAAACTATGACCCTGAGGAGATCAGGCGAATTCTCTATCACGAGATAGCGCCTGTCTGTCATACGAATCTTGAGACGGTGATTCCAATGATATGGTCAGCATTCAATTTAGAAAATTTGAAAGCGGACATAGAGAGCATGCTAAGCATGCGAAAAAATAGTTACTTTCGCCGCCAAAAAGACAAACTATTAATACGTTGGCTAGAATTCAGGTACAGCTATATCTGGAAAGAGATTAAAAAACACTACAAGAGTTAACCACCTTGAACAAAAGACCATATCGAAATAGCAGGCTTAGGATTACTGATGAAGCTGTGTTTGAAACGAAAAATTGGCGTATGTATTTACTACCAAGCATCCCAACGACTAACAAAGGACTAACAAAGGGGACGGATTTATTTACCGCCGAAACCTCAGCCTCTAAATAAATCCGTCACTTTTTCATCCCCGATGAATGATTGAGTCATTTATCGCGCCGACGACTCTGGAAATCCAGGACAGATCCACATCTTGCAGCGCCTGTTGCTCTCCAGAGGACGTAGTAAGCACAATTGTGTAGATCGTCTTCTGCATAAAGAACCAAGCAAGACCTGCAAAAAACAAGACGACGGAAACCGTATTGATACCTTTGTTATATCCGATAATCACCCCAACGATCATCAGCAGTACGGGCCAAGTACGGTTAGGATTTATTTGAGAGGTTTTCACAGCCGTGACTCCACTCATCGCAAACGTCTTTTGCCCCGGAAGGATGAACCGGCTGTTGGTAACCTTTACTTCACGTTCGTCAAAAAAGACCTTTTCTTGCTGAGCGTCCATTGCTTTTCCTTTCACAAGCTTGTGGTTTTGTTGCTCTAGAAAATAGATGTTCGGCCATCAAATCGCCACCCCTAGCTAGTCGATTGATCGAAAAAAGCACTCTTAAATGCGACGAGTACCATGGAAGAGCATCTGCAAGCCCACCACCCTCAATCCTGATAAACTCCCCCACCTCCCAGCCCCACCCAATCCAGAACCGCCAATGTCCCCTATCTCCGCCACACCCGCCCCACTCTCCCGCCGCTTCTCCGTCGCCCCGATGATGGATTGGGCGTAGTACGCGGCTTGCACCCCGGCCAGCCTGGCTTGTCCCTCAAATACACAATGCTTCGTAGCAATTTCTAAGCATGCAGCAATTACCACCCACACAGGGCACTACCAGTACTATGCTTTCCTTTTTCGAAAGGAGTCGAGCCATGTCCGACGAATATTCGTTAGCGGATGTGCTGGAGAGGATGTATCAGAATCAGCTCGGTCTAGAAGCAGCCTTGATGGAGCTTACGCTTCGTGCCGAACAGCAAGGCCAGGCCGAGGTTGGGGACAACGTTCGGGGTGCTTTGTGGGTGATTGGCGAGAACGCTGGACACATTAAACAGGGCCTGGCGAAACTCCGGAGCAAAAACCTCTGAAAGACCACACCCCGATTGTGCTCGAGTACCTCGGTCGTTAAGCCCTTCCCCCGTGTATTTACTGGGATTCGGCGCGCGTGACCTTTGCATGTGCTAACGCATGAATGGCATTGAATTGCATTGATTGGCGGACGGTTTGCCCCATTTTTGCCCCACCCACACTCCCCACCATTCCCCTCAAGGCGCACTTGATCGCTTATGAACTGGACACGCATCCACCTTTAACCTGCCGTGCCTGCCCTAAGGTTACCTTGTCTTCCCCTATCGCAATATCCAAGCATGGCGGTAGGCACTTGGGGCAGAAGAGCACCTTTCAAAGCAGGTCTGATACAGTGCGTTGAGTAAATTCATTGACAGGAAGTCAAGCATGGCAAAGCCTGCAGCTCGCATCACTGATCCCACCAATTGCCCAATCCCAGGGCACGGCCCTAAAGCAATCGCCTCTGGTTCTTCAGACGTATTTTTCGATGGCCTTGCTGCTGCTCGTAAAGACGACACGTGCACATGTGGCAGTGCATTAGCCTCGAGCGTATCGAGTACGGTATTCATTAACGGTAAAAATGCGGCGCTGGTCGGTACAGTCGGTACCCATGGTGACGTGGTGATCGGCGGTTCGGGAACCGTCATCATAGGTGACTCTCATACACCTGCTCCTTTCACTGCACCTATACCCATGATCATTCACGGCAATTGGATTGGCTTCAGGATCGCTGCTGAAGAGAGCTACGAGGGATACGCTTGTGTAGCTCACTTCGATGATGGCTCTTCAATACCCGGAGTGTTCGATTCTAATAATTCAATTAGATTCTTAAACCCGACGGGCAAGACATGCCATACATTGGCGTTTGCACAAGATGAAAGCCTGTGCACCACTGCAGGGATCGACGGGCTGCTGAACGACATTTTGGGATAAGGATATTCTCATGAACGAACCGAATGTGGTAACTGGTAGCTACGTTGTTAAAAGTGAACACACGCTCACACACTCGCCACTAGAGATGGCAGTGGCCGGAATGGAAGGCGCTGCTACGCGCTTCTCCGTTGACGCCATTAAGGATGAGCGGGTTCGTGCTAGTTATGAAAGAAATATCAAGCGAATGTCACAACAGATATTTGCGGACGTACGAGCTGGTAATGTCACGGTTGAAGACGGGACAAAGTTCAGCAACGAAATGCGCAATAAAATAATGTATGAGCACCGAAAGTTTACTTCAGCTCAAGGCGTGGCCATTGCCCAAAAAAAGAAAGAGACCGGCAAAACCTATTCTGAGATCTTAAACGAAAAGTCTCAGACGCAGTTCAATAAAAATTACGAGCAGCTTACAAAATCACAGCAAAAAGAGGTTCTATACAGAGCATTAGAGCGTTCAGGAAATGCGAACGCAAGATTCAGCGCTGGCACTAAGATCATGTCCGCGATGGGTAAAGTCGGTATTATCCTCACTGCCGTCCTCGCCACTTACTACATACTAGATGCAGACGACAAGGCTAAAGAAACTGCGCGCCAAGCCACCATCTTGGGTGCCGGTGCTGCTGGTGGCTTTCTCGCAGGTTTAGGCGTATCAGCGATTTGCGGTCCTGCAGCACCCGCCTGCGCCATAGCTGTAGTCCTAATCGGCAGCGTCGCCGGCGGTATCGCAGGAGGTGTAGCGGCTGACACTTTTGACGCAGAGCTTGAAGAGCTTGCCCACTGGGACATTCTATGAGCCCTGAAGAGAGAGCTTCCATTCAGATCGCTTTAGCTGAGTCATTTGTAGATAGCGCTGTCGACTACGCGTCTATAGCTGAACGCGTTCGCAGATTTGATCTCAAGACCGTTGAGGAAATACTCTACTCTGAGGTGGCTCCAATATGCTTCAGCAATCTTGAAACCCCCGTGCCCTCCGTTTGGACAGGATTTAAGGATGACTGGCTATTGAGCGAAATATCAAAACAAAAGACAGCGAGAGAAGCCAGCAGAGTACGACGATACTTTGATGCATTAAAAATAGCTTGGCTACGTTACAGTTATGGTTATATCTGGAAAGAAATAACAAGCCACCTTAAATTAGAAGCACGTTAAATAGTCACATATCCACATAAAGGCAAAGGAAAGGTGCCGAGTTGAGGATGCATAGGGATTCGAACCCCTTCTAGCGTCTTTGTAGACCGCTCAAGGCCACAATTTACGGCTCTTTAATGCATCATGCATGGCGTCACACGGTCTGTGGCGGCCCTGAATTTGCCCTAATTTTGCCCTAAACCCGCCTGCCGGATGTTATTTGACCAAGGCGTACTGCACCTCTTAGTGGATGCCTTCACCTATCATTCTCCACTCCCCTCTGACGCGCTTGTGAGGCGCGGTCAAATACCAGGCACGGACCTTCGATGGCCCCGAGGTTGAGTGGCTTCACCGTTTAGATGCCCATGTTAAAGCCTTCGGCTCTATTGGCCGCATGAAGCGTGTCAGCCAAAGTGCTTGCCCACTGCCAAGCCAATTAGCTGCCTTCCCTAACCGCATGGCGTGTTGACACTGTTTGCCTTAAAGGGTAAATTTTCTGCGAGTCGGTAGCGCTGCCCATAGCGGTGCATGAAGGAAATCCTTCGCTGGCTTACCTAATTCGTTAAAGCTGTGCCACATGCACAGTTCTCATTACCAAAGTCGAGCAGCCAGCTCGACTTTTTTTTTGCCTTTCTTTTGCATGGGGATGACAGGATGCACCTTCTCTACGTTGACGAATCAGGCTCGCCAAGCGATCCGGACCAGAATTTTTTTATCCTATCCGGAGTGTCTATCTTTGAGCGGAAGACGCACTGGGTTGAAGCACAGTTGAATGAAATCGTAGCCAAGTTTAGCCCTGAGGACCCTTACGCGTTAGAGCTGCACGGCTCGCCGATGCGATCTGGTAAAAGCGAATGGAAGCATTTTCAGAAGGATGATCGTATCCAAGCGATAAAGGACTGCTTGTCCATCATCGCCGAGTCGAAGGGAAAGATCAGATTATTTGCTGCGGTGATAGAGCGTGGAGCGAATGGTGGCGACGATCCAATCCAAAGCTGTTTTGAACAAGTTGCCTCGCGTTTCGACATGTACCTGCGTCGACTCCATGCGCAAGGCGATCCTCAACGAGGGATTGCCATTTTTGATAAGTCGAGCACTGAAAAAAGTATTCAGAACCTTGCAAGAACCTTTAAGCACGACGGCCATTCGTTCGGCAAAATCAAAAATTTTGCTGAAGTGCCGCTGTTTTTAGACTCTAAAGCGTCCAGGATGATCCAGCTTGCAGATTTAGTCGCATTCTCCATTTATCGGCACTATCAGGCTGGCGATTCGCAGTTCTACGACATCATAAAAAACTGCTTCGATAACGTCGGAGGTACCGTGCACGGCCTACATGTACGCCGAAAACTACAGCGTGTTGAAGCTGCCCCGAAGCTAGCAACGGCGACCATGGTCACTACAGTCGAAGCAATGCAGGTGGAAATTCAAATGCATGATAATGGCTAAACTCCGATTGTGCTCCTTGCGAGCCTGTGCGGAGCCTAGGTCGCCGTTACTGGCTCACAAATTACGTAACTCAAGGAGCGCCTTTGTGCTTCAGCGGGATTGAAGCCTTGATCTCGGCCTGCAAGAGGATCATGAGGCGCAACACAACACTAATGAGGAGTTCGAAATGGAAGCAAAATGGAGTGACAAAAGCGCAAAATTCAAGCCACAGATCTTCATCAAGCCGATACTAGAATGCTCTTCTGTGAATGCAAACGGCAAAGTGCAATACGATGGTTTCAAATACTTCGAAAATAGGGGCCTACTTAGAAGCATGATTCTATTTGAAGGAAAGGAATTTCTTTCTCCTAAAACGGAAGATGACATCTTTGACTCAGGGCTAAACTCTTTTGCGCTATCCTCAAAAATAACCGACCCGAATTTACCAGCAGCGCTTCTAGCATGTATAAATATAAAACTGAAAACTTATCTATCCAAAAGCAAGAAAAAATTCTTTATAGTCACGTCCATTTCCACCAATGGAAAACTACCTATAACCAAGCTCATTAACAACGGGATCGAAATAAAAATCCATCCATCGGGCATCCCTAAAAAATTCAGATCACGAAATCAATACGACAAGCTTTGGCAACAACCTGAACCTCATACTCCAACTGAATTTGCAGGAGTTGTAGTAAAGGCTGAAGCACGCACTCCAGATGACGCAATGTATGCGGCGATAGAAGAAGTAGATTTTTTGCGTGGGATTTTATCTTTTTTTGCCAATCCGACAATGTCGCTGTCGCTATATGGAGGTAAGAGCAAAGGTATAAATCGTATTCGCCTTGGTGGACTACATAGCGTGCATAGTGAAGATGGAGTTGTCGCGAGCAAACAATTTTGGTATGAGCCAAATCACACAATTAGAACCCCCTATACTTTTAATCACGAAAACCTGAAACACATCGCTATGAAAATAAGGAAAATTTTCAGACGCATTGAACAAATTAAAGGAGGCCTTAAAATCAGAGATGGGATAATCCGATATGTCAGAGCATTAGACGAGAGCGACAATGATCATCTTATTATAAAGCTATGGGGTGCATTGGAAGCGACGGTTGGTGAAGGCGACAAAAGTGATTTGATCATAAAACGCTGCTCTTACCTTTACAAAGATCAAGAATTTGTACGGCAAATTTTGGAAATCTCAAAAGTTTATAGAAACAGAAATGTTCATGGAAACCACAGCTCCAGTATAGCAAATCAACTAGGGCATCACCTCCACAGTATTTTTACACACCTGATACTCTTTTATGTTGGCAGCAAAGATCTTATCAGTGTATCAGAGGCAAACTCATTCTTAGACTCACCTCTTTCGTCAGGCGACTTAGAAAGGAAAATTTTTCTATTAAAGAAAGCCATTCGTTTTAGATCAGGCACTTAACCATCTATATTGGCAGGAGAACTAGACACAGGCAACTCTCCATAACTGATCCAATTTGGTGGTGTAGCTCTGACTCATCATTTCGCGGCGCATTCCCCATGTAGGGTTAGCTGGCACACTTGCAGCACGAAGTGTTCCGCTCCCCCAACGCTCATTGATCTGATCTAGGACCACCATCACCCTAGTTGCTTCCGCCGGCTGCGATTTAGCAAAAAAATCGTCGGTGTACTCACCTGGCTGACACAGATTTAGCAGCATTACCTCGGCCTTGCTATATTTGAAGCCTGGGCGAAATACGCGCTCAAGTGCCCCTACTGCCGCCTGAGTGAGAAGGCGAACGTCACCAGTGGGATACGGCAAATCTATCATTACACCGTTGGCGTATTTCGCCTCCTCAGGATTAAACATTCCGGTGCGGATACAAACGCGCACCTTCTTACAGAGAGAGTTCTGAGCACGGAGCTTTTCAGATGCTCGCATCATGTAGGTGGCCACCGCCTCTTTGATAGGCAGCAACTCCGTCAGACGCTGGCCGAACATGCGACTACAGCAAATCTCCTGCTTTGGAGGATCTGGTTCGTCCAGCTCCAGGCAAGGCGTGCCGGCCAACTCCCGGGCCGTTTTCTCGATCACCACGCTGAAATTTTTTCTCAAAGTCCACGGGTCTGCTTTCGCCAGATCCATGGCGGTCTTGATCCCCATGCCGTCGAGGTGCACTTTCATGCGCCGTCCTACTCCCCACACCTCCGCTACGTTCGTGTTACGCAGCACCCAGTCGCGCTTGACTGGGTCGCAGATGTTCACGACGCCACCGGTTTGCGCCTGGAGGCGTTTGGCGGTGTGGTTGGCCAGCTTGGCCAAGGTTTTGGTGTGCGCGATACCGACACCGACAGGTATACCCGTGCAGCGAAGTACCTGGCTGCGGATCTTGCGGCCGAGACTGTCCAAGTCATTGATGCCGGTGAAGTCGGCGAAGGCTTCGTCGATGCTGTACACCTCAACGGCCGGCACCATCGATTCGATCAGGGTCATGACGCGTTCGCTCATGTCGCCGTACAGCGCGTAATTCGAGGAGAACGGGACGATGCCGTGCTGCTTGAGCTTGTGCTTGATCTGGAAGTACGGCTCGCCCATTTTCACGTAGGGTTTGGCATCGTAGCTCCGGGCGATGACACAGCCGTCGTTGTTCGACAGCACCACGATGGGCACCTTGGCCAGGTCAGGACGGAACACGCGTTCGCAACTGGCGTAGAAGCTGTTGCAATCGATTAGGCCAAATACCGGCGTCACCTTAGACATGGCTGCGCACGCTGCCGATGATTACGCCCCAGATGGCTAGCTCATCACCTTCCAGCACATAGCGAGGCGGATACTTGGGGTTCTCAGACAATAGGATCACGTCCTTTCCGCGGACGCACAGTCGTTTACACAGCGGATCGTTGTTCAGCAGCGCCACGACGATGTGACCATGGGCCGGCTCCAGCGAACGATCTACTACCGCCAGATCTCCGTCAAAGATGCCCGCGCCCTGCATACTTTCCCCGGTGATTTTCACCAGGTAGACATGCGGGGCGCGGATGTTGAGCACCTCATCTAAGGAGATGTGTGCCTCAATGTGATCAGCCGCCGGCGAAGGAAAACCAGCGGGTACCTGGAACAAACAAAGAGGCAGCTTCAGGCCGACCTCGGCAATTGGGCCTAAAATTGAATAACTCATGACGCACGACTTCCAACACTGTACGAACATACAGTTAACTTTCATAAGCGCTCGCGGTCAATTTCTGTAGGAAATATCTGATAGGCGGGCGATATGTGCGGGCGACTCTCACAGTACGACGGCATCCACGACTTTGTAGCGGCGTTGAGCATGCCGAACGCGCTAGTCAATCACACCGGCGACCTACCCTTCGAGCGCTACAACGCGGCACCTACCACCCAACTGGCGATTTTCCATCAGGAGGATCAGCACCTGCACGCCGACATGGTCCGCTGGGGATGGCGTCCACACTGGGCGAAGGACCGCGCTGCACCGATCAATGCCCGGGTAGAAAAAGTCGCCCATGGCCCCTTCTTCCGTGCGATCTGCCCGCACCGGGCAATAATTGCAATCAACAACTGGTTTGAATGGGTGGATGAAGGTGGACCCAAGAAGCAGCCCTACTTGATTCGTCGGCGTGACAGGGCGCCTATCCTTTGCGCCGCGATTGGGCAATATCCCAATGCAGAGCATCCACCTGGCGAACACGACGGCTTTGTAATCATCACCGCCGACAGTGCTGGAGGCATGGTGGATATTCACGACCGACGCCCCGTGACACTTTCGCCAGAATTGGCTCGGGAGTGGTTAGACCCGGCTACGCCCAAGGACCGCGCCGAGCTATTGGTGTTACAACAAGGCGAACCCACTGAGGCCTTCGAATGGTTCAAGGTCGACCGAGCCATCGGCAATGTGCGCAATCAAGGGAGGGACCTGCTAATGCCTAAAGAGGACTAGCACCCAAGAGAAGATTTTTGCTTCTGCCGACTTAAAAGCCTTGTTTCGTTATTTCGTTATTTCGTTACTTTGCTAATTCGTCATTTCGTTAATTCGTTAATTCGTTAATTCGTTAATCCACCATCACATTGATATCCTTCAAATATCCTTTGAATATTAAGATTTGCAAATCACTAGCATCAAGCGCGAAGACAAAGCCCTCCTATACACCCATCGCCCTATGACAGGGCTTTCCTATACACCCATTGCCCTATAACACGTTACAAGGCCCGCTTACCGAGTTGAGACTTGACGAGACGCTACGACTAAAACTAAGGTGCCACACAAGAAATTACCGCTACAAGATCAAACGTCGCTTCCCAGCGTCGCGAACTTACTTACCTTACGAGAAGCCAATGAAATACATTAGCTATGCGCGGCTGTGCCTAATTTTCGCAATTGAGTTAGTTCGACTGCTTCAGCTTCTCGTTAAGAAAATTCCATGGTGATAGTTAAAACAATCCTCCCAGCGACTCTGGCGCCCAATTCATGATCACCAGCTCGCCGCTCACCTCGGCTTTGCTTTGCCGCTGGTTGGTATTGGAGTAACGGACGTCGAGTGTCTCGAAGTGGAAGCCTTCGAACACACGGCGGATGTCTGGGTGGTCGTTGATGCTCACCATCACTTTGCCTTTGCAGCGGCGCATGAAGTCGGCCATCCGTTCGTAGTTCTCAAACGGAAAGTCGACGCCATAACCGGCGGTCTGCCAGTAAGGCGGATCCATGTAATGGAAGGTGTGGGCACGGTCGTAGCGTTCTGCGCAGTCAAGCCAGGGGAGGTTTTCAACGTAGGTGCCGGACAGGCGCTGCCACGCGGCCGAGAGGTTTTCCTCGATGCGCAGCAGGTTGATGGCCGGTGCGGTAGTTGCCGTGCCGAACGTCTGACCGGAGACCTTGCCGGCGAAGGCATGGTGCTGCAGGTAGAAGAATCGGGCGGCGCGCTGGATGTCGGTGAGGGTTTCAGGGCGGGTCATTTTCTGCCATTCGAACACCTGTCGCGAGCTGAGCGCCCATTTGAACTGGCGCACGAACTCTTCGAGGTGGTTCTGCACGACGCGGTAAAGCGTGACCAAGTCGCCGTTGATGTCGTTGAGGACTTCGACCGGCGATGGCTGGGGCTTCATGAAGTACAGCGCGGCACCGCCGGCAAAGACTTCGACGTAGCATTCGTGTGGCGGAAAAAGCGGAATGAGGCGGTCGGCCAGGCGGCGTTTGCCGCCCATCCAAGGAATGATGGGTGTAGACATAAAAAGCAAGACCTTTACTGTATGGATAAACAGGTGCTAGGCTCGCCGCGCTTTGTGCACGGAGCAAGAGCCTTGGCTGGACTTGCAGGGACAATCTGCAGGGACGGCGACCGGTCCGGATGTTGACGCATCCGGACCGGCCGCTCTTTTCACTTCGGTGTTGAGACTTCTTTGGCGTATGCCTGACAGGCCGCGAGGGCAATCAGCCCCCGGTCGCCGTCATCGGTGACGCCGATAATTCGTTGAGCATGCGCTGGGTCAAGTTCGGCTCTTGTGGGGCCATGAACCACGCCGCCGGTGGCGGTGGTGGCTGACAACGATCCGTTGCCGGCACCGGTGGTGGCGTCGAGTAGGACTGACAGGCGCAGATCAGCAGTGGCAAGGCGGTCGCGCAGGCGACCTTGATCACGTTGGACATCGCTCAAGACTCGATAATGGGTTTGTTCGCTGGTCGCCAGACGCTGCTCGAGCGCGAGGCGCTTGTCCTGCTCGGCACGCTGTTGCGCGGCCGTGGCCTGGGCCAACTGATTGAGGGTTTCGGTGTGCTGCCGGGACTGCTCGCTGAGGCGACTACCGTAGCGCCAGTCCTGCACCTGCCAGGTAATGGCGGCGGATATGCCGACCAAGGCGATTAGCAGCGCCACCTTGCCAAGCAGCCGATAAGGCGCAGGTATCAGGTCGCTGAGACGCATAAAACCGCCCTCGCCCGCCCCCACAACTCCAGCCGATCCTGCAGGCCGTTGAGACCGCCGTTGATCCTGCGGGTAATCGTGTTGAATTCGTTTTGATCCGCAAGCGTGTTCAACCCATTCACCGACCAGAACCAGGCCGCCGACTCGGCGGCCCACTGTGGCAGCTCCAACAGTTCCGGCGTGCGCAGCAATCGCTCGTCGCCGAACAGTGCCAGGCTGCAGCGCAGGTAGTTGTCGTGGCCGGTCACCTGAATCAGCCCGCGACCGCGATAACGCTGTCCATCGCCGTCCGCTACCGGGGTGTTGCCCAGTTTTGCGGCCAGGGCACCGGTGTCGTATTTGCTCAGGTATTGATCGCCGCCCAGTTCCCGGACGTACTGCAGCTGACCGGACTCGTGTCCGATTTGAGCAAGGAAAGCGGCTTGGCGTTTCGGCGTGTTGATCTGTCGGTGCGCCATGGCAGCGTTGAGTGCAGATACAAAAACGCCCGCTTGGCGGCGGGCGTTGGGCATGATGCGTTGCAGTTGCTGTTCTGTCAGTGACATCGATGTCTCCTTGAGGTGTGGGGATGCGACGCTATTAGTTGAGCTGAACGACCTTCAGATCCTTCGCCGCTTTTTTCTTCTTGCCTTTGGCTTTCGCCTTGCCCTTCTTGCCGCCGTTGCACTCGACCGTTGTGCTCCAGCCGGACTGGGTAAACACCTGCTCCACAGAGTCGACCAGGTACTCGCCATCGAGGCCGACCTTGAAGCCTTGAGCGTTGATCGATCGTTCGGCAAACAGATCGGTGCGCCCTGGCATTTCCAGCCGGACCCCGGCAGTGGAGCGGTTGAACGCAGTGAGACGTGCCTGGGCTGCCGCTTCGGCGGCTGACTTGTTCGGGTAGATGTGGCGGTCGGTATGCACCGGCGGCAAGCCGTCCGGCGATTCGTCGTTGTCGAGGGTGACAACGGCGAGCTTGCCGGTCTTTTTGTCCTGGTGCTTGGCCGACACGGCCTTGTGCGTGTTGCGGTCTCCGAGTCGGAACTGGAAGCGACTGACGTCCCGGCGCTGAATCGTCACCACCCCGAGCGCTTTGCCCGAAGCACTCTCACCGCCCTGACGCGGCATCACCAGTAGTTTGCCGTCGGCCACCTTGGCCGTGCAGTCGTACTGTTTGGCCAGCCGGGTGATGAAATTGAAATCGGACTCACTAAGCTGATCGGCACGAGGCACTTTGGTCTGCACTGGGCAGACCGCCTGCCAGCCGTTGCGAGCGGCAACATCGGCAACGATCCGCGACAGCGGCACATTTTCCCAACTGCCGCTACGGGTGGTCTTGCCACTGCCGCGCATGTCGCTGGCCTTACCGGTGATGACCAGCGTATCGGGCGGGCCAGATAGCTCAATCTCATCGACGACGTAACGGCCGATGCGGGTCAGTTTGGTTTCTGCATAACCGAGGAAGATCTCGATGCTGGCCCCGCGTGGAGGCAGCACCACAGCGCCGTCGCGGTCGTCGATGCGCAATTCGAACTCGTCGGATTCCATGCCGGGTTTGTCTGTCGTCTTCAACTGCAGCAGGCGGTCATTGATCCGCTGGGTGATGTCGGCGCCGTCGGCCACGACACGAAAGATTGGGGTCATCATTCCATCCAAAAGAAAGCCCGCACTGGGCGGGCCGATTGAGTCATTGCGCGGCATACCGGAGGGGCATCAGCCCCACAGCATCACCTCGCTGTCATCGGGTGCGGGCAGATCCGGCAGCTCGATCACGATGCCGGCGCGATACGGTTGCGGCTCGTCGGCCAGCCCCTGATTGGCGTCCAGCACCGCCTCGACCGTTCCGCTCAAATGCCCATAGGCGTGGTAGCACAGGGTGTCCAGCAGATCCCCGTCAGACGTTCTGCAGGTCATCGCCATAGCGTACAAACTCCAAGGTGAACGCCTGCTTACGCGGGATCCCGCCCTGCAGCAGCGCGCTCTGTTCTTCTTCGACGTTCTTCAAGCACCAGGTACCGAGCACGTCGCCATAGCCGGTGGTCAGGGTCAGAGGCAGGAGCTGGGCACCGAGACTGCGCAGGGTGTCCAGCTGTTTGATCCCGCCCTTGAAGCCGGGGAAAATCGCGCCCTTGAGGGTGATTTTTTCCTCGCCGATGCCCACCGCTTGCTGCGCCGGACGGCGGGTCAACCGTTCCTGCGACGCCCAGCGGTACTCCGTCGAGCGTCGCAGTTCGTCGAAGGCGGCGGTGTCCAGGTTGAAGTAATACGGGACCGCCTTGGGATCCAGCGGCTGCACGATCAGTAGGTGCGGAAACGGCTTCACTGCTTCCGGAACCGGTGTCGCGTCACCCGCCAGTGATCCGGTCGGCAGAATGTTCCCGAGGGATGGGCTGACCTTGCCGGCGATCTTGTTGATCGCGGTGGACGCCCGCGCTGCCTGTTCCTTGAGTTCGCCCATCCGCTCATCAATCTGCGACACGGCGCGGGTGGCCTTGTTGTAGGTGGCCACCACCTGGCCGACTTTGGCCTGCGCGGCGTTGACGCTGCGCATGACGCGCTGGAGTTTTGCGCCGACCGCCGGCCCCACGATTGGAATGCCCTCCAGCTCCGAAGCCGCGCCGCTGATCTCGCTGATAGCTCCGTTGACCGGTCCCATCATGCCGTCCAGGCTACGGCGTCCAGTCTCCCCCGCTGCAGCCAGATTTTTCAGCCCCGACTGCAGCTGTTCCATATAGGCCATTGTTCCTCCTTACACATGCGGTTCGTCATAAAGCTTGCGGCTCTGCAACTGCTGCGTGGCCTGCTGCAACTGCTGCTCGATAAAAGGCCGCAGCTCGCGTGCCATTTGCGCCGGATCTTTCACATCCCCCTGTACGGTGATGTGCAGAGGCGCCGAGATCTCGACGCGCTGCTCGATCTTCGGCGGCTCGGTTTTAATCGCTGCCGGCGGAGGAGCCAGCAGCGCCGGTACGCTCGGCGGCGCGGGTGCGCTCAGGGAACGCGTCACATCACCCATCGCAGCCGCATCGGCAGCGCGCTCTGGCAACAGGCTCTGCACTGCCGAGGGCGTTGGAGTGCCCTGAACAAGCGGAGTCGCGGCGGCAGGCGCAAATGAGCGGGCAATGTTGCCCATCACCGGCGGCAGGTTCTGTCCGGCGTTGGCCATCATCAGTGGCCCGGCATCCGGTACTTTCTTCAACGACTCGTCCGCACCGAACATTGACTTGCCAAGCGATCCGCCCAAAGCATCGCCGCCCATGTAACCGAGGTAACCACCGATCAGACCGCCGACGATGTTGCCGATAATGGGCACCGCCGTGCCGATGGCGGCACCTGCAGCGGCACCGGCCAATGTGCCGGCCAAACCTCCAGCAGCCTTACCATAGCCCTCGGCCTTTTCATCCTGCGTCTCGGCGTTTTCGTAAGTGTCGTAAGCCTGATAACCCGCCTGCGCGACTGCAAGGATCGCGGGGCCTTTCATGCCGCCCGCGATCTTGGCGCCGCGACCGCCACCTCCTCTCCCGCCGCCTTTCCCCCCTTTGCCTTTCTTGCCTTCACCGCTGGCATCGAGATCACTGCCACTCAGCCCTCCGCCAGCACCTGGCAGATTGGTGACGATCACTTTTTGCGGGATGTTGGGGTTGCCCATCAGGGTGCCCCTTCCAAGGTTCATCAGCCCCTTGCCAACCTTGAAAGCGCTGACGGCCCCCTTGAGCGCAACCAGTCCAGCCACGGCCGTGCCGATGCCAAGCGTGACCCGTGGAAACTCGTCGGCAAAGCCCGACAGTTTGCGACTGACGTTGTTGAGGCCGTCAGCGACGGAATCGGTGACAGGCCGGATCGCATCGCCGATGCTGCGCATGGCGTCGTCCATCGATTGGGCCATTTCAGACCATTTCTGCGCTGAGGTTTGCCGGCGCTCGGCGAGGTTCTTGTCGAGGATTCCGGTCGCCCCGGCGGAATCTTTTTTCAACTGCTCATACAGATCCTTGTTCTGCATGTACGCAGTCAAGGCTGCCTTGACCTGCATATCAGCGAACAGGTCACCGGTACGCAAAGCCTCCTCCAAAGACTTCATCATGGCTTTGGCTTTTTCGGGATCGGCCTCTTTACTGATAGCCGCAGTGGCCTTGGCCATCTCGGCGGCCCGCTTCGGATCGGTCGCTTCGATGTACTTCTGGGCCAGGGCAAAACTGGATTCCAGTGTGGATTTGCCATTCTGCAAACCGGTCTGCATCGACCCCTTATAGTCGATCCCGGCCTTCTTGTAGGCCTTGACCGTTTCACCGGAGCCGATTTTCTCCATCCAGTTTTTGAGGTTGTTCGCCGCTTCGTCTGAACCACCGGCCGTCTTCATCTGCACCTGCAGCATCGCGCCGAGTTGCGTCACGGAGTCCATGCCGGTGATTCCCAGTTTGCCCATGCCGGCCAGCAACTCAGGAAACCACTTGGCCATGTCGACCGCTTCAAAACTGCCCGCCTGGCCCTGATAAGCAATGGCTTCCAGCGCCTGCTGCATCACCTTCGGGTCAGTGATCTTGGCGTTCTGACCCAAAGCGTTGATCATCTTCGCCGTTTCAGTGCCTTCCGATCCTTGGCCCACCGCGAACTTGGCTGCGGTCGGTGCATAGGACAGCGCCTTGTCCAACTCCATACCGGCGCCGACCAGGGCGTTGACCACCTCGGCCACCTGATTGCGCGCCATGCCTGTATCGCGTGACGTATCGATCACAGTCTTGGACAGTTGCGCCTCTTCCGGCGTGTTGGCAATGTTGGCCTTGATCGCAATGTCGCGAATGATCGCGCCATAGTCCGCACTGACCTTGGTCGGGATGGCTGCTGCAGCGGTCAGCGCACCGGCTTGACCGAGGGTGCTTTTCAGGCCGGACCGGCCCTCCTCGATCTGCCGGTGGCCCAACGCTTTCAGTTCGGCGCCGGCGGCCACGCGGCCCATCGTGGCGTATGCCTTGCTCAGCCGCCCCACCTCGACGCCCTGTTTCTTGAGCAGTGCGAGATTCTTTTCATATTTGGCCAGCAGCTTGTCTGCGCCTTCAGCGCCCGTGGTGTGCGCTTTGCGCCATTCATCGCGCAGACGCATGGTGTCGCCGATGGTGTTCTGCAACACGCGGGCCTTGCTGCCCACAGTGTCCAAATGTTTGATCTTGCTTTCGACGTCCTTGAACGCTTTGCCTACCGTCGGATCGACGGCGCCGCCAATGACAAAGCCGAGTGCGAGGTTCTTCGCCATGTGCGGACCTTATGCGCAAGGTTGGTTAAGCGGTGGCTCAGTCAGAGAGCCACCACACCAGTTCGTTGAAGGGCATAGCCAGGATCTCGGCTGCTGAGAACCCAGTCTCCCGGGCCATGCGTTTGGCCAGCATCTTCAACGTGGTTCCGTCGCACTTAGTCGTCCGTGACCAGACGAAAGTAGCCGGCCTGCAGGCGCATGTAATCGACCACCTTGAGCGTGACCAAATCCGCCTCCGGGGTCTGGGTCAGCGAAGCGAAGAGCGACAGTTCGCGCTGCTCGGCGTCACCGTTAGAGGCCGCCTGTGCCGCCCGCACATCCCGCACGCACGGTGCACGCATCGTCAGGCGGTCGACCTGAACGCCATTGAGTTCAGTCGGGTGCTTGAGGCTGATCCGGAAACCTTCCTCGGTCAGTTCCATCCACTTCGGGAGCGACAGCTCTGGCGTTACTTGAATTGCTTGAGTCATTGCGTATGTCCTTAAAGGCCCAGGGCCGTGCGTTCTTCAGCGAGTTGATCGACGCCATCTACCACCAGCACCATGCCGACCATGTCGATCTCATAGATCAACCGGCCGCCGACTTCGAGCTTGTAATAGGTCAGCGCCATGTTGTGTTTGCTCTCGGCCTTTTCACCGGCTTTCCAATCGCCCATATCGACTTCTTTGAGACCGCCGCGCATGGTCACGATGACCGGAGTGACCTTGCCCTTAAGGCCTTTGAACGAGGCGCGAAACACCGCCGTGCAGGCGGTACGGTCGGACAGGCCGAACCATTTCAGCGCCTCACGGCGCACTCCGTTGGTGGTAAACCCGGCTTCAAGTTTCTCGACACCGGTCGGGATCTCGATCTCGCCGGCCATGCCGCCGCCCCGGTAGGTCTCGGTTTTCAGCACGACCTTGGGCAGGGTAAGGCTCGGCATCTCGCCGGAAAAACTCACGCCGTCGATAAAGCCGGCGCAGTTGGACAGAACTTCAGGAATCATCAGGGGGCCTCCTTAGGCGGCTTCAAGCACTTCGGTCATCCACTCGTTGGTGACTTCGAAGAGGAAATTCGGGTTCTCGGCCGGCGGCACGTCGGTGAAGCGGATTCGCCAGTACACCTTACCCTGCTCAATCTGGCTGGCCGTGTTCAGCTCCTGGTCGGCGTACACCTCGAAGTTGATCACCGCTCCCTGATTTTTCAGGTCGCGCATGAATGCTTCCAGGCCGTCGGTGACGTCCTTAACGTAGGTCTTGGTGATCGAACGATCGACCGCCCATTTGTGCCCGGCCTGCACCGCATCCATCAGGATGAACAGCGTGCGCACGCGGGTGACGAACGACCATTTCGGATCGCTCGACAGGGTACGGTTGCCCCAGAGGCGATAACCGTCGTCGCGAATGATCGTGGTGATGTTCGCGTTGTTGAGCAGGTTGGCTCGGCAGGTTTCATCGCCGTCCAGATACTCGACGGCGCGGGTGGTCCCGGTGATGCCGGTGAGCTCCTTGTTCGAAGGCGAAGCCCAGAAACCGTAGGTGGCATCGGTCCAGGCAAACAAGCCGGCAGCCCAGGCCGAGCCGGGCGCATCGACCGTCTTGCTTTCGCCGGTATCCCAGTACTGCACGCCCGGGTCGACCATGAACAGGTTGCGGCTGCCGAAGTTCTTCGCATAGGCCATGGCGGCTTCGTCGGTGGTGCATGGTCCGTCGATGATGCCGATGGCCCGCAGCTTCTGCGCCAAGCTGTCCATGGCCGTGGCCACCGCTTGCGTAGCCGAATGACCGGGTGCGATCAACAATCGCGGCTGTGCGTTGAACAGACTCTTGCCATCGAGCAGCGCCTGCAATCCGGTACGCTGACCGGATTCCAAAACACCACCGATGATGGCCGAGGTCTGCAGCGCCGGGTCGTCCATCTTCGGCACACCGATGGCGACGATCACCGCTTTGGCTTTGGCGTAGATCGCCTGGCAGGCCTTGGTGATCGCCGATTCGGCGCCGAACGCGGCGATGGCTTCACGCTCGGTGGTGATCAGCTTGAGTTCGCCGGCCTTTGCCGTACCGCCACCGCCCAAGCCAGGGCTGAAGGTGTCACACAGGCCGATGATCGACGAGGACGGCAACGAAATAGTGCGTGCGCCGGTATCGACCGAGGTGGTCGTGACGCCGTGGAAGAAACTCATAAGGCTCGTTCTCCAGAAACGAAAAAGCCCCACTTTCGCGGGGCTGTGAGGTGTGTTCGAGTTGCGCGTAATGCAAATGAAAACGCCCCGTCAGTGCGGGGAGTTTATTGGGTTTGGTTGGCCACCCACTCAGGTGCCACGGGTCGATACTCGGCCGAGGGAAAATCGGGGGACTGCGGCCAATCACGCAGGCTCTTCACATAAGCCAAAAGTTCGCTGAACTGGTCAGCGGTCAGCGTGGTTGGCTCGCCGACGTCCTGCTCGTCTCGATGACGCTCACGCAGCCATTTCACCCGCTCGATTTCCGCATCACGCCACGCACGTTCATCCCGCATAAGCTCGTCGGGCGAAGTTTGCGGAACAACCAGAATTGGCAGTCCCTCAGCATCATGGTCGCGTACCATCCCCGGCACAGGCTCTGCGATGACAGCCTGATAGCGCTCCTTGCTGATAGGCACCGCGTCTTCGGGGATCTGCCCATCATGCATACCCTGCAGATAGCAGCAGCCCGTGGTTTTCGAGTAGAACATTTTTCCTGACGCCATTTCCTATCTCCCCACTGCGAGCCAGCGGTAGTTGGCCGCACCGCCGCCGCCAGAAAAGTGATAAACAGTAATGGCCGTTTTACTGGTCGCGCTCACAGCACCGCACAAAGCTGCCGTAAAGTTTCCCGAGCCGTTTACCGAGACAAAGGCATTCAGAATCGCATTGGGGAATTCGAGGGGCATCGGCACAGAAACCGACGAACCGCTGTTGATCAGCACGGTTGATCCCCACTGAAGAACCAGTCCGCCAAGCCAGCTCGGAAACGCGATATAGCCGTTGGTGCCCAAACCGATCTGGAAGCCAAAACGTAGCTTTTTCGGAGTAACGATGGTGCCGTCATCGACCCCGGCATCTGTCAGCGCCTGCGTTGCGATCTTAGCCGTACCGAGTTTGACTTCGGTGGCCTGGGTCGCCAATGCCGAGAGCGCGACGATATCGATGTTTCCCTGATTAATCGGCGCGTTCCAAGCCTTGATGCACCACATTACCGCCAAGTTGCGCGGGCGTGCTCCAACGAGGGTGCCTCGCGTGTACTGAGCGTCATCCGTCAGGTAAACCGCCGCTGACGACGAAGCGGGATCAACAACAGAGATCCCGGCGCCGACATACTGCGCCGCACTAACAACATCACCACCAACAAGTAAATGGGCAGCGCCCGAGCCATCCGCGTTATGTTTCCATCCAGCGGCGGCGGCTTGAATTCCTAACCCCGCCGGGGTAACAACATCCGTTGCCGTCAACGTTGCTTTTTGCCAACTGCCAATTGCCCGCCCAGCATCCGTACCGCGCCCGTGATCCCAGCCTCGCAAGAATTCGCCGCGTGACTCGGGCAAGCGGAAATTTCCGGCGCCCTCATCGCCCTTGTTGAAGGCCGTACCGAGGAATGCCGCCAGATCCGGATAGACCGCAATACTCTTGACGCTGCCGTCCAGTTCAAGAAAGCCCGGCGCGACCTTGTCCAACGGAAAAGCTACCGTAGCCCCCACCGGCAATGCCGAGGCCTGCGCAATCATCGACTCGATTTCTGTCTTGGTGTAGGTGTCCTTAATTCCAAACCCGGCCAAGGTTGTCGGATTCGACCCGGACACAAATACGCCTCGATCATTCACGGTGACCTTGGTGTACGTCCCGGCCACCTTATTCGCAGGTAGCAGTCCGTTGATCAAGTCGTCCACATAGCCGCGAGTCGCCAAGACAACAGACGGATCGATCTTCAACTGAATGTTCGAGGTGCCGCTGGTGATGATGTGCATCCGCACCACCTGGTTGCGTCCAGAACCTTGCGCAAGTAACGGTTTGTAGCTAGGGGCAGCATTCGCCACCGCGCAGAAAACGCCGTCCTTGTCTTCCAGCGCAAGCTCACGAATCCACCAACCACCCACGTCCGGTGGCAACACCAGCTCAGCAATCAGGACATTGGAATCGGTGGGAGACACACGCAACTGATTGAGCTGCGCCCGGTAAACCTGATTTACCAGTTTGGTTTGCGAGGCGCTGGGGACGGGGTCGGTGCCATTTGCATCACCGATCAGCATGTAGCGCGGTTCCCAAGGGATGCCCAGCGCGTCGCAGTTGGTTTTCTTGGCGGCACCCTGCGTGGTGAGCACGCCGCCAAAAATAGAGTTTTTATCAACCATGGGGATATACGTCCAATTCGTCGAGGGTGTATTCGCTGACGCCATGGTTCCCCTGAACCATTACGTCCATGTCCGGGTTGCTCCATGGGTAAACGTCGATTTCATCACCGTCGTAAACGGCAAAACCGACATAGGCGTCCAAGTGAGTTTCCAGTGTGATGTCGAGTCCGGTCAGTTTCCGGCTGACGGGTTTGGCATCGTCGATCAGGCGTTCGAGTTCGAGGTACATCTCCTCGGTGATGCCGGTGTCCAGCACGCCGACCTTCAATGCGAAGGTGCCCGGCACGCCTTCCGGAACGGTCTGCCACCACTCAGAGATCTCGATCAGATAGCCCAGCGGTTCGACTACCCGGCGCAATGCACCGATGGTGCCCTTGTGTTTGTGGATGTAGAACGAGGCCTTGATGGCGGCGCGTTTGACCGCTTCCGGCCAAGCCGGATCCCAGCGGTCAACTGACCAGGCCCACGCCAGATGCGGCAGCAGATGAACCGGACAGGTGTCGGGGTTGTACAGCGTGCGTAGCGGAATCAGCGTGGTCTCGGCAAAGGTCGCCTCGATAGCCCGTTCCAGGGGAGTGCTGTTGAGCGGTAGAAGACTGCGCATATCAGCCCCCCAATACGACGGTGCACCCGGTGCAGTACGCCGCCTGTGCTTTGGTGGGCTTCAGATCCTGCCAGTCCTTGAGTTCAACGCGAGCCACACCAGCGACGTGCAACTGCGCATCGACACCCGAGCGCGCTACCTCGACACCCAAGCGACGGCGCGGATTGATCCAGGCCTCAAGACGCTTGATCGCCTCGGCGAGCGCGGCGTCGTTTTCCGGTCCGGTACCTTTCATGTACAGCACCGCATCGATCCGGTACCGCAGGATCTCGGCACCCCTTACTTTCACCCGGTCACCGACCGGGCGCACATCGTCATCATTCACAGCATCGGCGACCAGGGCCAGCATCTCCGGCCCGACCGCGCCGTCCCCTTCCAAACCCAGCACCGTCACGTCGACGCAGGCCGGCGCCGGGCTTTCGGCTGTTGCGTCAGCAACCAACGCCGAGGCGTTACGGGCATGCAGGATGTAGCTGTTGCGTGGTCCCGCCGTGGTCAAACCCTCATAGGCCATCTGCACCCGTTCACGCAGAGCATCGTAGGATTCCAGTACTGCCTCGACCGGCGGCACCGCCAGCGGATCCGCCGCCTGAATCACCAGGCGTTTGAGATTGACGTTCGCGGCCAGTTGCTCCAGATCGGCGCCGACGGCATAGGCCAGCAGCTGTGCCTTGGCCGCGTCGTTGACCCGCGCCCGGTTGCCGAGTTTGATGTAACTGCCGACCTCCAGCAGTTTGGTCACCGGATCGCTCTCCAGCGCCGCCGTCCAGTTGCCGCCCATGTAACCGCGAAACACGCCAAGCGCTTCGCCGTATACCTCTTCAAAGTCCAGCGGCTCCAGCACGTCAGGTGCGGGCAGCTCCGTCAGATCCACCAGCGTACTCATACCCACACCTCCAACGTGCCGCGCTCACCAAGGTATTCGCCGGTGATCCTGAAATTGATTTTCCCGCCCAGCACCGAGATGGCGACGACGCGCTCAAGCTTAAGTCGCGGCTCCCACTGGCGCAGCGCCCGGGCCGCTTCCGCTTGAGCGGCGCTTTTCCAGCCTTCGTTGATGGGCAGATCGACCATGCGCCGCAGCTTGCTGCCGTACTCCGGACGCTCGCGGCGGCTCAGCAGCGGCGTGCCGAGAATGTCCGCCACCGACTGACGTAAATGCTCGATGCCGGAGATGGGTTGCCCGGTGTGGCGATCCATTCCGATCATCGGGTTTACTCCTTGAGTTGCTCGAACTCGGCGTGGGCTTTAAGGCACTTCAGCGCTACATCGTCGGTGGCATCAACCGACACCTGGGCTTTCGCTACGGCCAGGGTGCGGCCGTCAGGCAGGATGACCGTGCGCGAGGTGTAGAGGGTGTCGCGAAAGGTCACGGTCGAGGTCATCTGCACCGCGCTGATCGGGACAGACTCAGGCGCAGTCGAATTATCTTGATGTTTGGCCATGGTTTCTCCAGGCATGAAAAAGCCCGCACGCGGCGGGCTGAATGAGTGATGAGTTAATGCTTGTGATGGTTGTCACTTACGCCGGCGGCCAGAATGTCGGCATCGCTGGTGATGCTCTGTGTCGCGTGCAACGATCCGTCGATGTTGACCGGCCCCTTGATGTTCACGGCGCCCTCCAGATTGATCGTTCCGGACTTCACGCTGACAGCGTTGTCGGTGACTTCGGCCTGGGTCGATCCGACCTTGATGGTGACCGTACCGCTCGGCAGGGTGATGGTGTAACTGTTGGCTTGCCAGTCGTAGACCAGTGAGCCGCCATCATCGAAACGCCAGACCTCGACGTGGTCGCGGTTGTCCGGTGGCGGGCCACCATTGCCGTAAAGACCAGGAATGAACGTGCCCTGCGCTACATCGCCGCTGGCACTGATCAAAGTGCCCTGCTCGTCGATGCTAGGTGCCCGCCAGTGCCGCGCCTTGCCAGCTGCAACGCTGTGCCAGCGTACCCAGCCGCTGACCCACTCCCCGTCCGAGACTCGACACACTGGGGGTGACGCGGCGAGATCCACCGCCACCACGTAGCAATCCTTGACCAGGCCGGCGAGCATGCGGTCGTGCTGAGCCGCGACGTAACCGGAACTCATTGCACGTCCTCCGGACGGAACGGGCCGTCGCCTGGCTCAATATTCAAGACCAAGGTGCCCGGTGGTTGATCCGGCCAAGGCCATTCGGCGTCACCGAGGTAGATCTGCTGTGTCCATTCCACGACCCAGACGGTATAGCCGTCCAGTTCGGGTTTGGTCCAGTCTTGCATGGCCTGCACGAACTCGGCCGGTTCGACTTCAACACCCCAGCACTGCATGCGCAGCAACGCGGCGAGGTGGCCCGCCAGGAACACCGCCTGTTGATGATGATCCGACTGAATGGGATCGGTGATCACCCGAGCCTCGAACTTGCAGGCCAAGCCGGTTTCACCAGTTCCCGGATCGAGACCCGGCTCCATCTCGGCCAATTCGATCAGCACCGCAGGCAGCGGTAAGCGATCCAAATCATCCGGCCACATGCACACCGTCTGCAGGCACGGAAAGTGTTGCTGAATGCGCCGCTCGATGGCGTGATACAGCTGTTCAAGACTGAACGGCTCGTCCGAATGATCCGTCACGTCATTTCCCCTTCAAGTGCTTCTGCACTTCGAAATTGAGTTCCTGCTGCAGGACATGCACCAGGTGTTCGTCAGCCTGACGTACCCAGCTCTCGAAGTGCGGGCGGGCCTGCTCCAACGACACCTTGGCCTTGGCTAGGGGGAAGCGGTTGTCGTGCTCGGCGATCCAACCCGAACTCGCGCCGACCGCACCGCTGACATCGCTGTCGGGATAATCGCTCGCCCTGAAGTGCTTGCTGCCGGTACGAATCCAGACGTCTGCGCTGTTGCCGTAGACCTTCTTGAAGAACGCGCCCTGAAAGCGCCGACCTGCCACCGAGACACCGGAGCGACTCTGCCGAGGCCGGCCGATGCGACTGGCCTCCATGGCGTTGAGGCCGAACCACAATTTGCCGCTGTTGGCCCCGCCACTGACCGGATAGGCCCGCAGCCGCTGCCGCACCGCAGCAACCGCAATACGTTCCTGCCGGCCGACAGCGCGGGCAATTTGTGTCGCAAGCCAACGCAGGGTTTTGTTGATCGCTCGGCGCTGGGCATTGGCCGCTGCTTTTGGCACCAGGGCGGCAAAGTCCTGAAAGGCTTTCAGGTCTGCCGCCGAGGTCTGCAACGAAATCATCCCGCCGCCGGCCGAGGGCTTGAAGTGACTGCCAACACTCATGGTCGTTTCCTCAATATCAAGGCGACGAGTCCGTCACCGCCCGGCTCCAGCTGCAGCAGGTCGTAGTCACCGCCACCATCCAGCTCTGGCAGGTCCACACTGACGAGCAGCCCTTTTCTTAGGCCATGCGAATCGCGAACGCGAATCTCGAACTTTGGTTCACGCAACGCCGTCCTGGTATTGCCCATCTTGGGTTGCAACCACGGAGCGGCGAACATGCCCAATACCGGCTCGTCGTAGCCCTCGATCCGAGCCGAGTCGCCCAGCGTTTCAAACACCACCGCGTCGACGTCAGCGATCAGATCGCGAAAGCCCACGGTCAGAGCTCCAGCAGGATCTGGGCGCGCGGTCGAGTGCACAGGTGCAGCGGGTTGGACTGAGCTTCACCGGCCATGCCTTTGTTGAAAGGCAGCGGCTCGATCATGCTGTAGTACGGGATCCCTTGAGTGTTGACCGTTTCCATGTAGTCGGCAGGTGCAAACACAGAGATGTACAGATCTGGCACGCCTTCCGGAACCAGCAGCGCCTTGTCGTCATGGACAAAAGACACGCCGGCGACCTTGCCACGGTAACGCTCCCAGATGATGCCGCCGAACTCGAAGCTTTCCCGGGCGTCACCACGCAGCGCTGCCGCTTGCTGACTGTTGAGGTAGGTCTCTTTGACCGACTTGTGAACAATCAGCTTGTTCCAGAAGTTCTTGCCGCAGAAAGCGCGCGAACCGGTACTGGTCACGCTGCCCAGCGCATCCTCCTGCATGTCCAGCGCCTCACCGCACATGACCCGCAGCTCGGTATCGGCCTTAGTCAGCCCCATGGACATCTTCTGACGCTGCACACCGAAGCGCTCATACAAGTCCAGCAGCACCGTCGAACCATCAGCGTCGAGGATCTGGCCGTTGAGTGCGCCCATGCGCTGGAACTCATGCGTGGCGTCCAACTGTCGACGCGCCTTAGCCAGACGCGCATTGACCACGTCCTGCACCGCCTGCAGCTCAGTGCGAGTGCCGAAGGCGCGGATGCCTTGGATCTCATCCGCCTTGATGGTGAAACGCTCCGGCAGGTGCACGGTGTTGAACGGGATCAGGTTGCGCTTGCTGGCCGCAACTACCAAGCCTGAACCACCGCGCTCACCGGCCGGCACCAGTGCCAGGGTGTCACCGTCCTTTTCAATCTGCACGGTCAGGGTGGTAATGCCTTCCTCGCGGAACAGGCCCAGGGCGCTGATGCGGCCCGGCAGGTAGGGTTGATCATTGAGTGCAGCGGTCAGCGAGGTAACGGTAAACGCTTCGTCTTCAAAAATGGCGATATCGGCCATGGGTACTCTCCAGAAACGAAAAATCCCGCACGCGGCGGGATGCATACAAAAGAAGGATCGACTTAGCGAACGATCACGAAATGAGCGGCGAGTGCTTTCTCGGCAGCCAGATCGATGCCGGTCAGGTGCGCTTCGCTGACCTCGGCCAAACGCACCACGGCGCGACCGCGACGCACCACATCGGATTCGCCAAGCGGGCCGTAGAGAATGGCGACAGCGTTTTCTGTGCCGTCTTCAGCAGTCGGTTCGTAGGCTGCGAATTCGCCGGAGGCGGTCACCAGCCCGAGGACTTGCCCGGGCCACAACGCTGGACCGGCCGCGACGTTAATCGCTTCACGCGAAATATTGCCGGCGCCTTCGGACAGCAGGAATTCACCCGCGTGCATCGGTTCCTGTTTGATGGTCATGCTCTTGCTCCTTTCGCGCTTTGCGCGGTTCCAGTTTGGGCCGCTTGGCGAGCAGCCCAAATCGAGTTGGGGTCAGGTTGTTTGGCCAGCACCTTGGGCGCCACGTCGTCCGCCAGCGGCAGACTGTTGTCTATTTCAAAGCCCTTACCGCTGGTGACAATCTTGTCGAACAGACGCGCCCGCACCGCCGGCGAATCCAGACCTGCCGCGACATACTCGGCGCTGAATTCAGGCAGCCGCGCGGCCACGCAGAGGTCGTTAATCGCCTTGGCGCGTGTCAGACCCGCCAAAACGATCTCTTCACTTTCAAGCTGGGTGGACTTGAGCAACGGCTCGATCAGGTTGCTGATGCCCGCCGCCGTGCAGCGCTGAGTGATCATCAATGCCAACTTGGCCGAGTCGACTACAGGCGGTACCAGCGGCGGATCGACAGGTTCAAGTTCGGGATCCGGTTCAGGTGGCTCATCAAGCTGTGCCACCAACTCAGCCGGAGCGTGCTGGTATCGTTGCAGCACCGCTCCCTGTCCGAGACAGGCTTTGACCTTGATGCCGTCGCCGACTTCGTCTGCCAGACCAAGAGCCAATGCTTCATTGGCAGTCAGCCAGGTTTCTGCATTAACCATTCGCCTCAGTTCGGCGTCATCGATGTCAGGCGCCTTGGCCTTATAGGCCGCAATGATCGCCTCCAAGGTTTGATCCAGCACATCAGCGACCCGACGGAAGTCCTCAGCGTCCCCGCCTGCATAGGTGTAGGGGTTATGAATCATCAACATGGCGTTCGCCGCGATTACTACGCGGTGTGCACCGCACACTGCCACGCTGGCCGCACTCGCTGCCAACGCGTCGATCCGACCGGTGCAGCGTTCGCCCAGCCGCGACAGCGCGTTGTGCATGGCCAGCCCGTCGAACAGGTCACCGCCGATACTGTTGAACGCGGCGATCACCGGCGACACACCGTCGTCCATGGCACGTAGATCCTGCACGAACTGATTGGCGGTGATGCCCCATGTGCCAATCTCGCCGTAAACGAAAACCTCGATCACTCGCTCGGCGGCCTCTCCACTGGCCTGCAAGGCATACCAGGTCTTGTCCTGAACCTCGACGCGCTTGCCCGCGCGGTTGTAAATGCGCGGTCGCGCTTTTTTGCTCATGGTTGCTCCTTGTCGTCGGTGTCTTCGACGGCATCAAGGGTGTTGTAGTTGAGGCCCAGTTTTGTGGCCCGTGCCAGATCGGCAGCGTTTTCCAGATCGACCGTTTCGGCGTCGTAGCCGGTTCGCAGCACCATCTCGCTGCGAGAAGAAAACCCGGCTTGCACTTCCATACGGCGTGCCTGCACGTCCTGCACTGGCTGGATATAGGCCCAGCCTTGAGGCACCCAGCGAGTGCGCTGGTACTGGCGGCGTTTCTGTGCGTAATCGTCCAGCACCAGGACGCCCGAAAGCACAGCCATATCCATCCACGCTGCCCGTACTGGGCGGCAGAGTTGATGGACGTACACGCTGAACTGCAGTTGTTCCAGGCGGCGGCGAAACTCGTTGAGTACCACCCGAAGTGCTCGGTCGTTGATCCCGCGCATGTCACCAGTGAGGATCTCGTAAGGTGTTCCCGACCCCGCTGCAGCAGCCATCAGTTGTTGCCGCATGAAGTCCGGGTAGTTGTTGCCGGCGTCTGGTGGCTTGGAGAACTCAACCTCCTCCCCCGCGCCCAGTTCCTGCATGGTGCCGGGTTCGAGCGCGACCATCGGAGTGAATCCGTCGCGATCCAGATCCAGCAAGGCGCCGGTAACTGGATCACGTGGCGCTTGCCCCGACTCCGGTGCCGGACGCTTGATGAAACCGGCAAACAGGTTGGCCACTTCCTGCCGAAACAGCACCGCGTCGTCGTAGTTGTCCAGACTGCGCAGGCGTTTCAGCACCGGCGACAACCGCGGCACACCCCGCAACTGACCAGGCTCCACCGGTTCGAAGATGTGCAGCACCTGAGTAGCCGGCACGCGGACCAGCTGGTTGTAGCCGGCGTTCAGCGAGGCGGCATCACGCGGATGCGACAGGTACATCCAGTACGCCACCCGCTTGCCGCCGGGGGTGAATTCGATGCCAGCGCGGATGACGTTGCCGTTTTTGGTGGTCTCGAATTTGTCGTGCGGCACGAATTCCGGTGCAAGGATCTGCAGCTGCAGCGGAACGGCCAAGCCTTCATCAAGCCCGCGCGGACGCAACCGTACGAAGCACTCGCCCGAGGTTTCAACCGTGCGTGCTACCAGCGCCTGCTGGCCGTAGAAGTCAGTGCGATCATCCGCGTCCGACTCATCGACCCAATCCCCCCACAGCTCCTGCAGAAGCTTGCGCAAAGCATCATCGTCGGTTGTCGGCCGGGGCGTTATACCGGTGCCGATCAGGTTGCTGACGCGTTTGTCGATGACGTTGAAGGCGTAAGGGTCGTTGCGAACCGCCGCCCGCGAGCGCGACCGCAGATTGCGCAGGGCCGGAGTGTTGATGCTGTTGATCCCGTTGTCGGGAGCGTCCCAGCCAGTGGAGCGGCGCCCTTCTCCAGCTCCTTCGTAACTGGCCTTGATGTTGGACGGCAGCACAAATCCGTTACGGGTCAGCGTTGGGAAGTGTCGGGCCATCAGACCCCCTTCCCTGCATGGTACAGCCGGACCACGCGCGAACGCGGCCCAGCTGCATTTGCAAGTGACGACCGTATTTCTTCGCGAGCCTTGAACAGTTCATCGACCGTGCGGTATTCCACGGTGCGGTCGGTGTAGCGCACAGTTTTCTCACCACGTGCGATGGCCGCCTCAACCGCGTCGAGGTGCTTTTTCGTAAAGGACATATCAGCGTCTCTTCAGGTAACCGCTGGCTGAGCTGCGGCGTTGAGGGGGGGCTGCCGGTCGTGATTGTGGAACCGGTGCAGCGGGTGGTGGTGCGGGGTGGGCTTGGCGTACAGCAGCGGGCGCCGGCGTTTGCTCAGCATCAAGTCGCTCGCCCTGAACAGGCTTGATGTTCAAGGCGTCATCGAACAAGCCGGACTGGGCCAAGGCTTGTCGCACCCTGTCCCAATCGTGTTCCTGATAGCGGTTGATGCCGAGGTAATGCGCCATCGCGAGGCAATACACCATCAGATCGAGCGCTTCGTTGCGCTCTGCCTTGCCCTTCACCCATTCGATGCGCTTGTGACCGCGAACGTACCGCACGACTTTGCGTTCGGCGACGCACTGGGCAAAAAACTCGTCCGGCAGGTCGTTGGCAAAGTGCAGCGAACCCGGGCCATCCGGGAATGGATAGCGGTTGTAGATCCAGTCTTTGGCCGTGTCGGTACCGACGAACCACAGCTCGGCACCGTTGCGTTCGGTCTGGCCTTTCCATGTCACGTCGACCATGGACGGGCGCTGTGCAATCACCGGTCGGCCCGGCTTGCTTGCGCCCTTGATGGCGAAGATGTTGCGCCAGCGCCGCACGCGGCAGAACTGGTAGACCTCATCGGTGTGGTGACCGCCGGAGTCGACGCCGACGGCGAGAATCGCCAGACCGACACCGCAGGGATGCCGGTAACGGGCCTTGAGTTTCTCGTCCAGTACAGCCCAGGTGCGCTCGTCTGCCGGATCGCCCCAGATGATCTGGTGATCGACCACCCAGCGCTCCATGCCCACGCCGAAGCCCATCACCATCAACTCCAGACGGTTGGCTTGGACGTCGACGGCGCCGGTCAGCATCAGCACACCGGCAGGCATCGCGCCGAGGGTGTAGTTCTCCAGCCGCGCCCGAGCGATCAGCACTTCCGCCTTGGTCTGTTCGAGTGCGCTGTCCCAGACCTTGGCCAGACGGGTGTTGTAGAACACCTGCATCAAGCTCGTGTCGCCCTGGGCCTGAGCTTTCTTGGCGTCTTCAAACTCCTCGGCAAGACCGGCCCAATCCATCCAGCCAGTCGGCGAATACAGCGCGTTGAGATGAAAGCCAACGGTTTTGCCGTCGCCACCCGCATGGGCGCGCCACTCGCCTCGGGCGAGCATGTCGCTCTTGTGGTGTTCCTCGATCAGAACATCGCACTCAGGTGCTGCGCACTCGTAATGCACAGTGTTGAGGTCCTTACTGTAGTGCAGCCGCTCCCATTCCAGCACCTGCATATGACCACAGGTAGGGCATGGCACGTAGTAGTAGCGCTGGTCACTTGATTCGAACAGATCGGCGATCCGCGAGGCGCCTTTGATCGTCGGCGAGCTGGAGAAGTAGATCTTGGCGTTGCGACCGAAGTTGGTCGCCCGCGTCTCTGCCAGCTTGATGGGGTCACCCTCCTGACCGACGTCGTTCTCCCAGCGGTCAACTTCGTCGCCGTAGATGTAACGCGCCGACAGCTCCGAAAGGTTGGCCGCAGAACCGGCGGTGGTGACGTACAGCGAGCCACCCTCGAATTCCTTGGTGTCCATCGTGTTGCGTGCGTCCCGCGAGCGGGTGGCCGCGACCCGCTCGCGCAGAACGGGGGTGGCCTTGATGGTCTTGCTGATCCGCCCCGACACCCGCTTGGACAGCCCAAGGCTGGGGAGCAGCGCCAGGATGTTCGACGGCGCCATGTGGATCAGGCCGCCCATCCAGTTCAGGGCGATCTGCGTTTTCATCAGCTGCGAGGCCACCATGGTGATCACGCGCCTGCAAGGGTGAGCCGGCGACAGGCAGCGCATAGGCTCGCGGGCATAAGGTGTCCGTGAGGTGCGGTACTGGCCGGGTTCAGGGGCACCGGTGTCACGCGGGATTCGCATGTACTCGTCGGCCCATTCGTCAATCCAAAGGTCTGGATCGGGGCGCAGTCCACGGAAATAAGCCTCACGGTACACCTCTGCACCGTCAGGAAATTCCGTGTGCATGGGTTCAGTCCGTTGTCATGGCGTGTTCAAGATCTGCCGAAGAGAGCCGCTCGGCTTCCTCCAGCGTTCGACGGAAGGTGGCCGTCAGGTGTTTTTCGATCAGCCAAGGATCAGTCATGGCCGCAAGGTCGTGGGACAGTTGCGGCAATGGCCCGAACAGCTGGTCACGCAGCAATCGGCCGGCATTGTAGGCACCGGTTTCGACAGCCTCCTTGGAGACCAGGGAGCCTTGGGCTTTGCCCAGTTCGATCTCCGCCAGCTTGGCCATGTTGTGTTCACGCAGAGCGCGGGCCTTCTGAAAGTCGGGGAGCTTGCCGTCGCCGGTAAGCACCTGCGGCGGCGCAGCCGTGGAAGTCGGCTCGGTTTGGGTCGACAGTAGGCTGTAAACGTCACGCTGAATCCGGTCTTGTTGGTGCCGATCAGCGACGGCGGCTTTGCTCGGGTCAGCGGTGTCGCGAATCAACGCTTCGCTGGCCTGAACGTCCACCAGTTTTCCGTCCGGCGACAGCACCAGGCGGTTGTTGTTTTTCAACCAGGTGATGTAGCTCGGTGCCCTGCCGATCCGCGCCGCGAAGGCGCTTTTTGACAGGTAAGTTGGTTCTGTCATAAGCCCTCCTTTCAACGGCTTTTCAATGCAGACCTTTCAATTTCAATGGATTGAATTTCAGTAAGCTGGGGGCGCTCCCGCTAACACTTTCCCGCGGGTTTCCGACCCCGTGTCCTTCAGATACCCCTAGGGTCCCCGGCGGTTTTCGGCGCACCAGATCGGTGCATCACCCCTGTTCGCCCCCGGCAGGCGGGACTTCGCAGACGCCCAGCCGCTTGGCAGCCCATCGTTCGTACAACCCGATGGCTACGTCCGCACCGGCCATCGCCGTGAGGCACCCCAAGGCGCCCGCCGTCCAGATCGTCATACCGGCGGCGATCATCAGCATCATCGCCGACACCCCGCAGACAATGCAGGCCCCGGACCGAAGCGCGAGGCGGCGCAACAATGCCCAGCCCCGCGCCCCATCCTTGTCTGCTCGCCACATCTCCCCCGATACGCCGCCGACCAGGGCCAGGACGATCACTAACCAGATCGGCATCTCTGCCAGCGCTTGTTGCTCGTTTGTCATCGCCAACCCCTAAACGCAAAAAACCGGCGCAATGGCCGGGTTTGGTGGTGTGGTGCCTGCCGCTCTCTGCGGTCGCACCTATCGAAGATGGGTACTTTTTACAGGGCGATTCCGGTGGCAGCAACCCTGTTTTAATGCCACCCGGTGAATAAGTGGGTAACGCAGGGTGAACGCCTAGCGAATGTCGGCGAATACACCACCCCGGCATTCTGTTGTTTCGGTGGTGTCCCATACGTCCCACTTTTCGAAATCGAAGTGGGACGCCTGAGAGCGCCTAAATTCGGGGCTTCGCCCCGCCGTCCTACTTATCTTTCTCCTTTCTCGTGTAAAGGAAGAAATTTAAAGAACACGCGTTCGCGCGTAAGCGCGTGCTGCTGCCCGCTATGCACACATGGGCGGGAGGCGGTCGCAGGCGGGACGGTGGGACAACCCAACAACGACAAGGCCCGCACCTGTCCCACTGCATCAAAACGCAGCGAGACAAGACGGGCCAGTGGGACAACCACAACCGGAGCGCCGCATGGGGTCACGCAGCCTCCCCCATCAGCACCCAATAAATCTGCAGATGCGCATCATGCAAACGCTGATAGTACGTGTCGCGACCGCAACCGCAGTGGGCATACCGCAAGCGCATATCCACATCGAGCGTGCAGTAATGCTCACGCACCACCGTCACCAGCTCTGACGCAAGGTGCTTGGTCACGATCAGTTCGATGTCCAGCGAACTTTCAAGCGGCGCACGAAAGGCGCGCCGCCCCCTGATCAGTTGCCCGTTGCTCTCCATCATCATGGCAACCATATTTCCCCCAGCCAGCCCCCCTTTTGAATGTTCCGAGTGCAGCTCCTCCGCCCACAACCGAAGCAGCGAATCGATCTCCTTAATCAAAGCAAGGCTCCTCGACTTGGACCCGCTGCAACGCCGAAGCACCGCCCCACCCTGCCGGCTTTTTGTAAGCCCAAGGTCGCTGCCCGCTCTTAACCAGCGCCGGCAATCGCACACGCCGCCACCCCAACCGATGCATGATTGCACCGACCCGCATCTGCTCCGGCTTGCCCCAATGCCCGAAGTCCAGCTTCAGCGCATTGGCAAGCACCTCGCTGCCCGTGGTGGTCTCGCCGATCTGCGACTCCTCGAGCCAGGTCAGAATCGGACCTTCCCACTCATCCACCACAAAGCGCTCGTCCTGCTCCTCACCGAACATCGACGCCTCATCCAGCGTCACCCACCAAAGGTCGCCCGCGTCGTAGCAGAACACTGCCTCGGCCCAGAGCTGTTCACGGATGGAACGCAGTAACTCCAGATCCACCTTGGTACACGCCACCGGCCAGTACCGCCGGTTACCGGTCGCGTCCTTGAGGTACTCGTCCTGGTTCGTCGTCCCCACGAACACGCACTGACGCGGCACGTCCATCGTGCGACGGCCGTAGCTCTCGCGGTAGGTATCGGTAGACGCCGAGAAAAACTGCTTGGCCTTCGTGCTCTCGGCCTTGTTGAAGCTGTCCAGCTCACCCAGTTCGACGATCCACTTGCCCCGGATCGCCTGAAACCCATCCTTGTCGCCCAGAGCAAACGGCGTATCCATGAACCACTCACCGCCGAGAATGCTCATCGCCGTCGACTTACCGGCGCCCTGCGCACCCTCAAGGATCATCACCGAGTCAGCCTTGCAACCAGGCTTCATCACACGCGCCACAGCCGACAACATCCAGCGCTTGCCAACCTTCGACGAGTAATCGGTCGCCTTAACGCCCATGACGTCCGTGAGCCAGTTTTCCAGGCGCGGCACGCGATCCCATTCGAGCTTGCGCAGATACTGCCGCACCGGATGAAACGCGTGATCATGCGCAACCACACTCACCGCCTCGATCACATGAGACGCCTTGACCCGCAAGTTGTACTGCTGCGCGAGCCACTTCATCACCCGCACATCATCAATGTCCGCCCAATCACCCGTGCCGCCGCCATAAGGCGCCGCACGCAGCTTCACGATCTTCGAACTGAACGCGCTGTAGCTGATCACACCAGCCCAACGCTCATCGTTGGCCAGGATCAACTCGACGTTCTGCATGTGCGCAATCAGCGCGCCGCTTTCGCTACGGGCTAGTAGATCCTTCCAACCACCAGCGGCCGGGGGCTTGACCACCGCCAACACCTGACGGCGCACCGCCTCCAAACCCTCAGCCACATGCAGATCATTGAAGTCGGTCCACTTGGCTTCCCGCTCACTGGAAAAGATCGGCGCAACCACCTGGCCACCGACAATCAGTGCCGCGTTGTTCGCTTTCTCTTCACCAGGGTTCCACGCATCGCCATTCGGTTTCGTTGTCTTCCAGTCATCGTCTCGGCAGATGATCAGTGGGCAACCGGCGAAACGCTCGCGCATGGCCTTGCAAACCACCAGCAAATTGCCCGCATCAAACGCAACGGCCACGGTGAGTGACGTGGCCATATGCAGACTTGCGCCGGTCGCGTAACCCTCACACACCAGCACCGGCTCGCCCGGATCCGGGTGCGGCCCGATCAGATGGAAAGCACCCTCTTTGGACATGCCGTAAGGCCAATAGGATTTGTCCCGGCCGGTGTCCTCTTGCTTGGTCGGGAACACCACCTGCAGGCCGACAATCTCGTCGCGCACATTGCTCATCGGCACCAGAAACGCACCAGAGCGCGGCGCGTATCGAACGCCGAAGCCAACGATCTGCTTGCGGTCCAGATAGTCGCTACGGCCCTTCTCTGGCATGCGTTTGAACATACCTGCTGCACGCTTCGCCGCACGACGTGCCGCGTTGGCTGAGATCTCAGCCGCGCGGCGTTTGGCCTCCTCCTGTCGAGCGCGCATAACTTCGCGTTCTTCAGGCGACATCCGTCCAGCCTTGACCTTGATCTTCTGAGACTCGCCCGAACGCCAGTCACCGAACGAGCCGAAGATCAGCGTCTCGCCTTTCTCGGTGCGCTGCTCATGAACGACATACCAACCGTTCTTTTCCTTGCCCTTGTCTTGCGTCGTCTTGCAGCGGGTCAGCTTACCGAACACCAAAGGCTGCGCAGGCTCAAGGCCGTAATCAGCGAATTGCCCCAACACCTCATCGAGCATGACGAGCCTCCATCATTTCCTCAATGGCAAGGCATCCAACGCACTGCGTACAGCCGGGCTGCGCCAAACGGCGAGCTTCCGGGATAGGGTCATCGCACGTTTCGCAAAAGAGAAACGAATGCGCCGCCAAGGCAGGCTTGGCGGCGAGAAGACGTGCAGCCAGCGCTTGATCAACGCGCTCCTGCACCAGGTCATTTGCAAAGTCAGCAATGTCAGCCACGATCAACACCCCGCGTAGTCTGGTTGACATACGTGGCGCGGTTGAACAAACCCAACAGCCCCTGAATCCCACGGAACACCTGCAGACGAATCGCGGCCAGCTCCTCATCGGAAACAACCCCGTCACCAATGCTCTTGGCCCAGGTATCCGCCAGATCCGCCACCTGCCGGAAGTACTCAGCAATCCCGGTGGTCAATGTCTCGGGCATGTCATTGGTGTACGCCTCAGCCAGCTCCTGCCAAGTCGTGTCACCGACCAACGCATGCACCGCATCCAGAATGCGGCGATCCTTGGTCAGCTCCAGAATCTCGCCGAACTCTTGAATGTTCACCGTGTGGCTGGGGTGGGTTGGGGACAGCTTGTGCTGCAGCGTGGTCGCATTTCGGCCGGTGGTGGCGGCGATGGCTGCGGCGCCGCCGGGGTAGTCCCGAGCGGCATGGTAAAGCGCGAGATCGAGCGGCAAAACTTCCCGCTGCGCCCGCTCAACAGAACTCAGAGCGATACGGCTCATGGCATTAATCCTTGTAAGTTGCCAGTGCCGCGCGACATGCAGTGGTGATACATTTGCCGCGTGGCTTGAAAGGGCCCAAACGCCGGCTAGATCTTCGGGATCGACACCGGCACCGTGCCGGGGCGAGCAATCCGTTGCTCACCCCTGGCGCAACAGCTGCCAAATCTGTGGTGGAAGAGGCAGCAACACCAAGGCTTCCGAGCCTTGGAAAAGCGCGATAAAGAGAGGTGGTTGCATGTGGTGTGCCCGCCTTTCTTTATCGCGACCCGACAGCGCTGTGGTGGTGCGTGCCGGGAGGAACTGGGCGACCTTCGGGTCGCCTTTTTTCTGACTACGCTGCAGCTTTTTGTGGAGCCGATGCGTTCAACAGCCAAGCCGCTTGGAATGCGTTGCCTTTCTGCTTCGCAGCAATTGCCAACAGCTCGGCGTATTTGGTTTCGCCTGTGTAATCCGTTCGCGGCAGGCATGCAGCCTGACGCCATTTGTTCAGCGCTTGGTAGCTTCTGTTGCATACCTTCGCAGCGGCCCCGATGCCGCCAACGGCTTCAAACGCAAACGCAATCGCGCTCGGAAAATCTGCGGGGTCCAACATGACAACCTCCTTTTATCAACTTACGGTTGATGTTATAGATCAACTGACTATTGCGCAACCTCTGTGAGACTCTCAACTCATGGTTGATAAAAATACACTCCGCGCAGCTTTCAGCGAGCGCCTACACGAAGCTCTCGACGATGCCGGCGTACGCAGCCGGGGTCGTGGGGTGGATATTCATCGTAAGTTGAAAAGCATGGGAGTCGAAAAGACCACGCAGGCCGTGAGCAAGTGGCTGAATGGCGAAGCGATGGCCGAGGCAGACAGCATGTCTGCACTCTGTTCATGGCTGCGGGTTAGGCGGGAGTGGCTTGAGTACGGCGTGCTACCGAAAGAGCAGACTGGCGAGAGTAATATTCGCAAGATAGCCACAGGCGACATAAGCAACGTTAGGGAAATCAATCAACGCTTTGGTAAGGTTCCATTGATTTCGTGGGTTCAGGCTGGGGCTTGGTGTGAGGCGATTTCAAATTTTGAGTCATATGATGCTGACCATTGGCTCTCTTGCCCCGTCCCGATCAGCAATCAGGGATACGCCCTAAAGGTTTTAGGCGACTCAATGACGAACCCTGGACCAGGTCGTAGCTATCCGACTGGGTGTATTATTTTTGTTGATCCTGAGGCTGAAACGAAAACCGGTGACCGAGTGATTGCCAGGGTTCCTCGTACTAACGAGGCCACATTCAAGATTCTGGTGGAAGATGCAGGCAGGCAGTTTCTAAGGCCAATCAATCCGCAATATCCAATCATTGATATTACGGAAGAGACACATATCTGCGGAAAAGTCGTCGGCTCATTTATTCCGGAATAATCGAATCATCCGTATATGCCTCAATCAAAAAGCCTAATTTTGATTTGACTGCGTTCAACTTACTTAAGAAATCTGGCAGTTCCCATTCGCCGGTAGAATAGGCAGAAGTATGAACAACCAAATCTCTTACAGCTTGGAGATGCACCACTTCATCACGAAGTTCTTTATCAATCACATCCTCTCGCAAAAGGCCATTTGCAAAAACTTTTGCACTTGCGCGCTCCCGCTTCGAAATACTAGTCTTTCCTACCTCACTATCTGACAAATAAGCTAGTTTGAACAACAGTTCATAAACTGCATTCCAACCAAACAAAAATTCACCTACTATTGAACTCATAGAGCTTGCAATATTCTCAGCAACATCTTCTTTTTGCTCGCTGGAAACTTGAACCTTATCCAATCCTTCGAGCGCTTGAGCAAGTTTATCCTTTACCTCCTTAGACAACTTACAGATTTCATCAAAGTCGGCGGAACTCATAAAATTATTATGAGCAACAATGCATCGGAGCACATACAAACGCTCCCAACGCGGCTGTAGATAATCGCTTTTACAGTCCACTATCGGGGAAAAATATCGCTCCCAATTAGAGCTTGGCACTAACTCCTTAAGCTCAACCAAACTTAACTCGTCAATTTGTTTCGCCTCGCTTAACTTCTCAACAAGCTTTCTTGAGTTAGCAGTGGAGTACTCTTTAAAAAGGAAATTTGATAATTGAATGAAGTCCGCCTCATATAAATAATTCTGCCCGACTTCGCGCTTTCCTTTTATTGACTCAGACACTTCCTTTGGCACAGCATCCTTAGTCCACGCCAAACCTATTGTAATCAACATAAACTTAGTAATAAGTTTACGCATCATATTTTCAAGTTCGTGAATAATGGGGTACGCCAGTGCTGACAGCTCACTACTGGTATCATCCCACAGTACTTCAGGGGGTTTATCGCTAGCTTTAGTCAACAAGGAACGAATAGATCGCAGTAAAGATTTAAAAACCCCTAAATGTTTTGAGTCTTCGCATCCGAGACGAACATGAAAGTATCGTTGAGACCCCTCAACTATCTCTCCATACTGCACATCATAGGAAAAAATCACACCATCGAACTTAATCTTCCCTGGCGTGATTTTTATATTGTCATAGGACTGAATCAAATTATTGAAGGAGGAAATTGATTTACAGAAAATTTCTTTCGAACTGATTACAGATAAATACTCAACCTTGTAAACATCCATGGTCTTCGTCCTAAAGCCAAGAGGCAAAAGCCATCACTTTACCATCATGGAGGCCCAGACGAATACGCGCCCTGCGCACAAAACTGATCGACAAGGCTAAATGGAAATTATCAACCACCGGTTGTTGACTTAAATAAACCATTGGTTGATATTTGCTTCACTCTTCCACCACAGAGCGAGGCAAAAACCATGAACACCACAGCAACACTGCACGTCCACCCGGCCGGCGCTGACCCCAGCCGAATCTTCGAGATCCGCCGTCTAGCCCGCGAGAGCGGCTGCATGTTTGTTACCAGCAAACCGAAGCAGCAAGCTCGCACCGCACCCACCCCATTCGATCCGAACGGCGGAGGGCACGCAGCATGATCAAGTACAAAATCGACAACCGCACGCTGCAGTTGCTCAACGCCCAGGTCAACCTGACCGAGACCTTCAATCACTTACTCCGCACGGCGCCCAAGCGCGAGTCTCTGGCGTTCCGTTTGAAGGCTGAACGCGGGACCACGGAAAGCACCTTCGTCGTGGAGCTGGGCAGCGAACGCCACACGCTGACCCTGCCAAACGACAAGAAAATGCACCTCAAGCTAGCCGACTTCATCGAAGAAATCGCCAATGGTCCGTTTGACGCGAGCAACACCAGCGACCTGGTGCACCGCCCGCACGCCAGCCGCGAATATGGCCGCTTCGAGGTCTCGGACAAGCAACGCGTGTTCGAGCTGGTAAGCACCGGCGGCGTGCTGAGCCTCGACATGGGCTTCGACTACCCCCTACACGTTGCGCTGCACCGCACCCAATCGCGCTCGGGCGTCACCACCATCCTGAGCATCGGCAACACAAGCCCGCACACCCGGTGCTTCACCGTATACGGCAGCGATGTCGAGATCTACGGCAAGGTCACCGAGTCCATCAACCACCTCGCTGCAGCGGCCACCCCAGCCGCGCACGCGGCATGAGAGGGACGCCATGGAACGCACCCTCGCCCAGGCCGCAACCCAACTCGGCCTAACCCGCCCCAAGCTCATCGCTCGCATGCGGGAAAAAGGCCTGCTGAACGAGAAGAACCTACCGGCCTACCCCAACCGTGACCGCGACTACCTGCGAATCAAAGACGGCCAGTGGTACCACGACCAGCTCGGCATGCAGTACAGCCAGTCGACCCGGGTGAAACAACCCGGCATCCGCTGGCTGGGCGAGCAATTGGGCATCGACCTACCCGCCATTCCGACAGACAGCCGTGACGTGGCCTAGGGAATACGCCCGCCAGATCATCGCCATGCGGACACGAGAGGAGCGCAACGCCGCGCTCCTCGAAGTGCCCGAACATCTGCGCGAGCTGACCAGAACGCACTGCCTGAACGCCTGGAACCACCCGGCCAGAACACAACGCAAGGAGGCCCAACAAAGCCATGAGTAACACAGCACAGAACCCGCTCCGCCTGCACCCGGCGCCGGAATCAGCCACTGTCGAATTGCTTTACCGCATCTTCGGCGACGTCCTGATCCCGCTGGACAAAGTGCGCGAGCAGTACTTCCGCAACCTCAACGAGCAATCGTTCGTGGCCGAGATCAGCAGCGGCCGCATCCAGCTCCCCATCACCACGCTGGACACCAGCCGCAAGGCACCGAAGTACGCACACATCCGACACGTCGCTTCCCTGATCGACATCCGCGCCTACAAGGCCGACGAAGACATGCAACGGCAGCAGGATGACACCAACGAGTAACACCCAAAACCGAATGGCTGCCACCACCAGCCAATGACAACACCAGGAGCACACCACATGACTGCAATTCAGATCTGCGCACTCATCGCCCTTATCACCCTGGCTGGCTTACTAGTCTGGGCCGGCTACTTCATGGGGCACAGCGACGGCATGTCCGCCGGCATGAAAGAAAGCGATAACTCCCTGCGCGCTGAAAGTGCCAAGACCATTCGCGAGTTGAGGGCCTCCCTCGACTTCATCAAGGCTGACCACGCCCACTTGGCGCAATTCAGCAAACGCCTTCAGCAAGCGTTGAAACTTGGTGAACCCGAACGCCAGACATTGCTCGATATCGCCGAAAAGCTCCGTATTGCCGCCGAGACATTCGCCGCGTTTCGCACGGGTAAAAAACTCGAGCGCGAAACCCGCGCCCTGCGCGAAGAAGCACTCGTCATCGCAGCGCTACTGGAGCCAGCAGATCAGGAGAGCGCTGCATGAGCCAGATCTGCTCCCAATCCAACACCCACCACAACCCGGCTCACGCCTCACCAGCGGCTGATGAACCAACGCGCATTCGAAACACGGAGAAAAGCGGCATGCAAAAGGACCAGCACAACACCCAATCCAAGACCGCTTTGCTCCGCACGGAAATCAGCGTCGACACACTAGAAACAAACAGCCTCTGCTGCGCAGCAGCAGGCATTATTGCTCCTTCCAGCAGCACCACCGAGGCGCTTATACCCCACGAAAAGCTGCGCGGGGCAGCGACACCCAATGCAACGCTAATCGCTCAGAATCGCCCGCCCGCGCAGCCTGCCGTGGGGTGTGAGCTCGTGCTAGGACTTCAATTTTTCAAGGTACAAGGTTTCAGAGGCAATGAGTTCGCTCACATGGGACTTAATCTCAGAGAGATCATCAACTGCCCTTTTTCGATCAATCATTCCAGAAACGTCATCAGGGAAGATCAGCTTGATGAACTCCATGACAAGCATTCGTACATCGTAAACATGCTTCAAAAACATCACGTCAGAGCTCTTCAAACTCAAGATATTCAGTCGTTCGATTACATCCAGGGAGCGGTCGTATACAAACTCCCTAGCCCATCCATACGACCCGTTGTTCCGACTTCCAACCGGGGATCCAAGAAGCTTTTGAGTCTCTTGAATCAAATTTCTAAATTGGTGGTAGGCACCCACCACACCCTCTACCTCGGTGATTTTCCTTTGTCTTCTTTCATCCTTTTTCATCACCGCCGGAACAATGACAGCAACGAATATTGCGAGAACAGAGCCGACAGCTTGAACCCAACCCGACGCGTCCTTGGGAAGCCATTCAAGCTTCACCCAATAAGCAATAGAACCAGCCAAAAGCCAAAAGGCGGCCGTCCCGAACATCAGATACCACAGCGCCCAGATACTCCGTCGAATCATCCGATTCCTATCCAACATCACCCATGGCTCCTAGCCATAAAAAAACGAAGCATGACTAGATTCGACCGCCTCGTCCATTTAGGAGGGAAAAGTGAATGAGCTGGCTCTTTTCGCAGGCGCTGGTGGCGGAATACTCGGAGGACACCTCCTCGGCTGGCGCACCGTATGCGCCGTTGAGCGTGATGCCTACGCCGCACAGATACTGGCGCAACGACAAGCCGATGGACTGCTCCCGCCTTTCCCGATTTGGTCTGACGTGTGCAGTTTTGACGGACGACCATGGAGAGGCCTTGTTGACGTGGTTTCGGGAGGATTTCCTTGTCAGGACATCTCGGTTGCAGGCAACGGCCTTGGTATCGCCGGCGCCCGCTCTGGACTGTGGCAGCAGATGGCACGAATTACCGATGAGGTACGACCGCGCTACGTCGAACTGGAGAACTCACCATTGCTTGTGGGAAGAGGACTTGCCGTGGTGCTCGGTGACCTTGCCGAAATCGGGTATGACGCGCGATGGGGTGTTATCGGAGCGGCTGACCTCGGCGCCCCTCATCAGCGGGACAGGATCTGGCTCATCGCAGAAGACACCCGTCAGACGATGGCCAACACCGGTGGCGAGCATGGCCAAAGGATCCTCCCCTGCCGCACTGACTCGCCGTTCCGGGGCAGACCGCTCGAACGACCGCCTGGATCACGCCGTGATGGCTCTGGATGGTGGTCATCTGAACCCGGAATGGGCCGAGTGGCTGATGGGGTGGCCCATCGGGTGGACCGACTTAAAGCCATTGGCAACGGACAGGTTCCAGTCGTGGCTGCAAGCGCATTCGAATCGCTTTCCCGCAATCATTAATCAGGAGGTTGTATGAACACCCTTTTCCTTTTGATGGCCCAGTACAACGGGCAAGCGGTCATCCCCCTGGATCGAGTCTGTGCAGACTACATGAATTTAACTGTCGAAAAATTTAAGGCAAAACAGCTTACCGGCGAGATCGACATACCAATTGTTCGGCTAGGTCCAAACAGCCAGAAAGCCGGGCTCGGCATCCACCTCAGGGATCTCGCAGACTACATAGACTGCCAACGAAAAAAGGCATTATCTGAACAAAGTAAGCTCATGAGGGGCGCCAGATAATAAAAAGGGGCTGATCAGCCCCTCCTCTAATATTACTTATAATCGCGACTGATCGAGAGATGCGCACAGAGCGCATTGTGTATAAAAATATTCTGATCAAAAAGAATTTCATCATCTCCTCGAAATGAAAATCTCATATGGGAGCCACCGGGAGCTATATTACCTATAACGCCGATTCGAAATAGATCCTTAACAATTTCTCTAACAGAATATTTTACGATCAGCGCATGAGTTTCTTTATGCTCAGTTGCAACGGCATCAGCACGAGTTATGAGATCGCTCAAGCTACTAATCTGTTTGAACCCATAAAAAATATATTTAATTCCTTCGATTTCCGCCGTACTATATTTGGTTCTGAGCTCCTCCGTGAGCTCGACCCATGACGCAGTAGAATATGCCTTTCTTACTGCTTCGAGTCCTTGAAGAATAAAGCTTTTTTCATGTGGATATTGATCCTGTACGGTTATCAACAACCTGACAATATCTCTCGGACGGTACCACGAATTGTGAAGAATATAGATCTGCGGAGAGCGACCATTAATTTCTCGTGGAAAATAACTTTGCCATAAATCATTTGAACTCAAAGGATCGAGCCCGGCTTCAACTCTCGCATTATTAATTCTCTGCTCAACTATATTTAACAATGGTTGTTGAGCCGCACTCAACCCCGGACGATTCCAGTGAATAAGCGAGCCAAAATCAGCTATGGACTTATTAATCTCCTTACCAAGAGCATCAACCGAAACTACCACCTCAGAACGAATAGCCGCATATAAACACAGCGGATATCCGAGCTTCTTTGAATTAGCATTTAACTTTTCAATAGAGACAATCAAATCTCTCACTAAACGTGAATCTCGCTGATATTGCTTGGCTGTTCCGTAGTTCAACTCAAGCTCATCGAAAAAAATGTTTAGCCGTTGACCGCTAGGTTCGAGAGCGTTAAAAGCGGCGTCGGCTTGCCGAACAAGCGAGTTAAAATTTATCTTGGCCTTTCCACTTTCATCCCAATCAAACTCAAGTCCTAATTTAGGACTCTTACTAATTTCTATATTACCCTTACGAATATTCGGAACCAACCTCATCAAGCCAGCTCTCTCAGGTTGAGTTAACGCCTCAGAACTGACAACCGCTATAAATTTATCTAAATTTATATTATTCTGAAATACATCAACATTTTTTTCCTGAATTGCCGCTGCTATTTTTCTATATATAAACCAACGCCATACTGTTTCGAGATCGTCACCTTCAAAGGCATCGCTATTCTCAGTAACAACTTGAACTCGTGCTGCCTTGGAAAAATCCTTCCGGAGATCTTCATCGATTTCAGATTTGAAGAGTACAAACGTTGAAATCGACCCAAGCTCCTCTTCTAGCTTGATAGAAATATACCGTAATAATGCAGTTTTTCCTGTACCCTTTAAACCCACCACATAATATTTTTCTTTTTTTGTAAACTTTGTGATATCAAGCGCCGGAGGTACAACAAACGAATCGACAAATCTTTTAAATTCTTCAGGACTATTACTGAGCATTTCATTTTTCGCATCAGTACTACCAAGATAGATATTTTTTAGCTTCAACATCAATGAGTCCTTTTTCCTTGATGGCTTTTTGCCAAAGCTACTGGCAACGCTCATGATTGTCCATTCATGTTTATTCCATTTGAAAACACCTGAAGCCACGACCATTGACGGTAACGGTCACCTCTCCCACGGAGGTGTGTGTAGCGCCGTAAAGAATTCCAATCCCTATGACCGGACACGCTCGACACCCTCGGAATGTCCCAGTCCATCTCAAACAGACGGCTCACACCTTCGTGCCTCAGATCATGGAAGTGCAGATCCTCAATCCCCAGCAGCGGGCACGCCCGCGTGAACGATGCGGATACCGACTTGGAGTTGTACGGAAAGATCTCGCGGTCGGTCCGGGGCATGCTCTGCAGGATCGCCCAAGCCTCATCCGGTAAATGGCACCACACATTGTTGCCGATCTTCTGCCCGGGGTTCTTCATATCACGCACCAGGACCGCCTGCCGGGACTCGTCAAGGTCATCCCAGCGAATCCGCGTGATCTCCTCCTGACGGCGCGTCGAGAAGAGAGCAAACGCAATCATCTTCGGCATGTTGATCGACTCAGGTCGACGTACCTGCATCTCGAAAAAATGCGCCATCAACCTATCCAACTCGTCGAGCGTCGGCCGACGGTTACGCTCCATGCTCTTGCTCACCATACCCAGCTTTCGCAACACCTTGCGTGCGTCAGGCATGGCAAGCGGATCCACCTCGTAGCCCCATGCCGGCCTTGCCACGGATAGGACAGCCCCTAGGTGCGAGAGATCATTGCCAACCGTCTGCGCCTGTACGCCGCCGCCCTCCTTCCCCATCCGCCACTGTGCAAACTCCACCAGCTTCTGACTGGTCAGAGCAGAGTCCTCAAGGTCTCCCAGCCAGGTATCCTTGATCGCTTTCAAGGTGGCGTTCTTGGTCTTTCCCAGCGGCCGGATCTTCTCGTACTCGTCCAGGTACTGCTCGATCATCTTCCTGATCGTCACACCCTTACGGTTTGCACGCTCAATCGCACCAGGCTCAGCCAGCTCCGTCTCACGTCGTTTGATCCAAGCCTGCGCGACCTGCTTTCGGTCGAAGGTTTGGCTTTCCTGATAAACTGTGCGCCCGTCCCGATTGATCCGTATCTGCGCCGTGTAGGCCGTCGAGTTGTCCTTGCGCTTACGTGATGTGATCGTGCCCAT